GTTTAGGGAAATTGTTAAAAATTTCGAAAGTAAATTTTGGGCAATATCTAAGCTTAAGGTAGGCGAAGGATTTACACAGAACCTATGGAATGCTTTCTTTGCTACTCAGGTAGTACCTCTAAGAGCAAAGATATTCCCTGACATTCAAAAGTTCATTGAGAAAAGGAAAGAAGAATACCTCAATGAACAAGACAAAAAATTATCGACCTATAAAAAGGGAAATCATGGCAAAGGAAATCCTAGACCTTCACGGCAATAAATTTATTGCCAAGGATTGGAAACTTTGCCTTAATATCCCCATAGGTAAATGGGATAAATTGGTTTTCACCAGGGATTATGTCTCTGGTGATTCCTTTAATTTAGGTGTAAAAGGAAAAACCTATAAGGCATATTTCTATAACCTTAGTATTAATTGCTATGTATGTTATAAGTTAGAGCTAATAGGATATGATGAATCTAAAGATATAAGAAAGGCTTATTTATATGGCAAAAGAAGATAAAATAATAAGATTCCCTCGTCCTATGGGTACTACTGCAATGGCTTTAGAATACCAGAAGACACACGAAGAGGAATTATTGGTCAAGGTACAGAATTACCTTATTAATCAATGGTTAATGGGTAATGGGGTTTTATGTGGAGTAACATATGATATCAATTCATTCTCTAATAGGTTAGGGATTGATATAGAATATGTACGAGTATTCATGAGAGACAGATTATTGTCTTCTAGAATATGGGATAAAGATAAACAAGAAGAATTACTTAACGCGTTACTGGGAGAACAACTAGCATGGGCATTAGAAGATAGGATGGAAATATCTCATCAGTTGCAAATCTTAAGGGATTCCCAAGGAGGTAAATATACTCCATTTATCTCATCCGAGGTTAATAAGACATTGAAGCTTAAGTTGGAATCTTCTACATCATTACAATCAATTATTCGTAACCTTACTGGAGGCAATACAACTAATATCTTCAATCAGTTTAATCAACAGAATAACCTCAATACTGAGAATACTATCTCGATAGAGGAAGCAAGAACTATTGTATTAGAATCTCAAAAGGTACTTACTAAAACTGAAGAAGCAAAACTCTTAGAGGACAAATACGATATCAATTCATTGCCCGAAGTAGTTGCAACTAAGCAAGAGGGAGTAGATACGTCCAAGGAGGGCCTTAATCTTAATAAGAAAGAACTCAATCAAATTACAGATAACTATAAGGCTGCTATGGAATTATCCTCTAAAGAACACCATGAATTGCGTAGGGAGATTGAAATGAGGATTGACCCAGATGAGGAAGACCCAGAGATGGATAGGTATTTAGAGGATGATGAAATACTAGAGGCAGAAGAAGATACATCCCTTGCTGCATCATTCTTAAACAAAAGAAAATAACTTAGAGGCTACCTATTAACGGTGGCCTCAGTTGTGTATATACGGATTTGCATATTAAAATTAAAAGTATTATATTTGCATATCAATTTAAAAATAGACAAATATATGGAAACATTAGACCCCGAATGTAAAAAGACCAAGATTAAGAACATCAATCAAGGTACTTACTTTAAACTCAAACCAACTACTACTGCACCGGTATGGGTAAGAGGAGAATACGAACGCTCATTAGGCAAATATTCTTGCTTTAAATTCGATGATACCAACCATGAGAAATTCATGAAAGGTTCTCAGGACGTATATATTAACTTTACATTTTAACACATGTTCAACTTATTCAGAAAGAAAAAGAAAATCAGAGTAATTAAAAGCCGCAGACTTATTACTCTACAAAAGTTAGAAGGTATGGAAGATACCTTTAACATTGCCATGCACTTTGAGTTAGAAGATTTTCATTCAAGAGTTCAAACGATACTCAATGAACTTCATATATATGATGACCGGGTATATGTTAATGCGTACAAAGAATACCAAGACCATTACAAGGTATATGATAGAGTACCAGACTTATTGCTCTATAAAATACCAGTATTATTTGCTAATTCATACCCGGGAATTGAGGCACAGACAGATAAAGACTTTGCTTACCAATTCTACATTCCAGATATGTCTTACTATGAGGCTCTACCAAAAGAGTTTAGATTGAATGAGGAGATTGAGGATAATTTTAAATCTATGTATTCAAAGGTATATCCATATTTACCAGATAGTAAGGTATCAGTAAATGAATACGTAGATATTATCCGGTTTAATTATTGCAAGAACTGGGATGTACTTTGGAATAATCCTCAATTAATCGGAAACTACTTTGATGAATGTATGGATATCATTATGTCATTTGTAGATGAAGATTGCCTGGTAGTAGTAAGTAATATCCTTGAAAGATGTGCTGAAGAACTCAAAGAGAAATTACGAACCCTTAAAAATAACAAAGATGAACAAGTTTAGATTCAAGGTATCTACCATGTTAGAACAGGTAGAGGACGATTACATTAAATTCGTGGGAGATAACTATGGTGTAAACCGAGATGAGTTCCTTAAAGACTTCAAGGCCAAACTTAATCTTGAAAGTCATCATGTATCTACAGTACATGCAGAATTACTTGAATACGAACCAAATCGTATCATCATTCAGACCTCTAAGTATAATACCATATCAAAGGAATACAAAGACCATTACCTTTGGGTATTTACTAATAAGGGAGACAGAAAGTACGATTGGGACTTAAACAGATTCCGGGCTCTACCCCAGTAATTATTAAATAGTTTATTAATTCTTTTGCAGATATAAATATATTTCTTATATTTGTAATGAATTAATAAACTATTAAAATTTTATAACCATGCAAACCAAGTATTACTTAACCTTCGAACAAGTTGGAATCATTAGACGTATTCCACTTAAGGAACAGGACCCCGATATGCAGGGAATCCTAGATGCTTTCATCCAAGCCTTCAGAATTACCAATGAACTGGACGATGATGATACCGTTAATACGGTAGACCTAATCAATGCTCTTAACCATATAGATGACATTTACATTGATACAGTAGAGATTTACGAAGATGGGTTCGAAATGATTGAACAGGAAGTACCTCTAGGAGATGCTAGCAAATGTGTAAGGAACCTCTTACAGATTATTCAATACAACGATGCTTTTGATTTAGCTGCTAATAATCTTGCTCTTGAGATTAAGAACAGCGTGAGATTCCATTGGAGACAACTTAACCCAGGTTCTTCAACTCCTGAACCTGAGTTCATAAATCAATTCTACGAAGAAGTAATTAACCGTTTAAAAACAAAAATATAATGCTAAAAATCGTATTTACCTCAGAAGACAATGAAAATTCTATGTTCGGCATAGAGGAATTCCCTATCTCAGCAGAACATGCCTCACAATTAATGCGAGGCGATATGTGCATAGAGAGGTTCTTGAACGATAACCTAAATGCTCCTGATGACATTTCTCGATTCAAAGGCCTTCTCCTAGAAGGAGATACCATTGACCATGTTACAGTTGCTATCAAATTTGAACCAGAATCCGATGTCAAAGAAGACATTAAAAAGCATCTGGTTAATGAACTATGGGAAACCATATATGATACTCTTTGTAGCTCAAAGGATACCATAACCCAGGAGACTATAGAAATGCTTCATTCCAATATCGATGCTTTCTACAAACAAGAAGTTACCCGGGAAGTAAAGCCATTCAAAAAGAAGAAACCTTCTTATCAGAGTTAACAAATCAATCAAAGGGCAGTCAATCCAACTGCCTTTTCTTGTATGTAGAACCTCAGCTATATTAAAATAATTGCATGAATAAAGTAATATTTAAAATAAAATGCTTATATTTGTAGTGTAATAATTAAATAATAAAAATATGAAAATAATAACATCTAAATCCTCCATCCAGAATTTAGAAGAGGTACTTAAAAGATTCCTTACTAACAAAAACACTTTCTCCCTCTGTAATGGAGAAAAGGAAAACCTAAAGGCTAACTTATACGAGTTACTTAGTAAGTTATACGATAACTATCAACTTGCCTGCATTGATATCAATCAAATCTGGGTATACGAAACTTGCTATTATACATTTACATTTGAAAGCCTGGTTACAGTAGACCGACCAAGAGAAAACATCATTGCTGATGGCTGCGTACGATTTATGCAAAATTTTACCGATGGTGACGGTATCTTTATATCGTTCACCAAACTGGACAGAAATAATTGGGTTTATCAACTTAACTTCAGAATATCATGAACGAACAAGAATTAAAAGCCTTAGCCTTACAATTACATCGGGCTCAAATACAAGAATATCCCTGGGTCTCAGCAGACCCAGAGGATGCTGAATCCTACATTAGGACTTACGGAGATACTAACGTACATTTGTACTACGATTATTTACTTGCTAACGGAATAGGAGAAGTAGAAGAATGAAAATCAGAGCTATTTTAGAAACAGAAACAATGGACCCTGACTTCAGGGAACCGTTCTTAAATGGTATGCCCTTTGACATTACCGAATCAACATTTGATAGGATTGTACGATATGCTTCGGGATGTACCGATGTTCAACAACCAGATGTAATCGCCATGGTTATTCAACATTCATTGGAAAACCGCAAAGAGTTATCGGAATTACTTGACAGATGTAATAATACTACACAAATGAGGATACTTATACCGGTACCAATTTCGGCTATTACCTTTGTTAAAAAATACCAAGATACCCTTAGAGGAGTCTTAAAAGAGAAAATAAAGGGAACCATAGATGGCCTACCAAAAGAATACCAGGTAGAACTTCTTCACGAACTATCAAATGAAATCCTTGATGAGGATTCTCCTAATGACGATTAACCAGTTGTTTTCATATCTACCCAAGAGGCAGGACTCTAATTCATACAGAGCCTGCCTCTACCTCAGTTATATTTGCATATATTATTTATTATTCTTACATTTGTAGTGAGAAATAAAATATATTATTCATTTTAAAATAGACAACAACATGGTTAATCTTTACAAACTTACCAACTTACTTGAATCTGGGATGACCATATTCCAGCTCAATCAATGGAAAAACGAAGGTATCTGGTATCCAATTACCCAATACAAAAAGGAATCAAACGAAATCGAGGTAGTCACCAACGTATTTACTCCTCTATCCGAGGAAAATCCAAGATTCCATATTCAACTATCAGCTAACTATGATACAGAAAAAGCCGAATGGAATCAATTTCTAGAGGATAACCAATGGAAACTTTATCCATTGCTCAGGAATATACTTAATGTATTCTTACCACCACATGAACCCGGGTACCGTATCTTATATACCTTATACCCTGAAGGTTTCTTATCAGTAATTGCCGAACCATTAAAATCAGAGGAGGCCTAACTATGTCACAATCAAAAACTTATCTTAAATTTAAAGAGACACGTTCCCAAGAGGACCTTGAAACTCTTAACTCATATCTCAAACGTTTATCAGAAATATCCGATATACTCAATGGAGACGAGGACTTGGATAATGAAACTGAAAACAAACTATATGACGAGGATGAGGACCTTACAGATAAAACAGTCCGGCTAATATTCGGAGACGTATTTTTCGTATTTGCCGGGGAATATAACCTTGACGGGTACGATTCCTGGGAGGATACTATCGAGGACCTAATCGAGGACTTATGTACAACCTATCAGGAATTACATGAAGCCTAATATTATACTTATCTTAGTCATGGGAGGAATTATCCTAATAATGGGTGCATCCTCCCATCCTACTAGTAAAGAACCTTTAACTTATGAGAATACTCATTGCTTAATATTAATAATATGCTAGAACAGTCTAAATTCTTAGTATCCTTCGATTGCCAAAACGAAAAATTCTGCGAAGAGTTAATCATAACATACAGAACTGAAGAACTAAGGCCATATCTAATATTCCCAAGGGTAAAACTAAATCCCAACCATCTTCATGTATATCATACCAAAAGAATAATCTCAGAACTTATAGGTATGCCATACTCTTCAATCGAGATAGTTGACCTTATAAGGCTTCAGTAGGTAATCGAGGTTATTGCATATATTATTTATTATTTCTATATTTGCATATCATTAATAATTTAAATATAGACGTTATGAAAGAAGAAAGTAAATTAATCGAATTATTTAAAAAATACCCCGGAATTGCTGCACGCATACGGAGGTCATTTGCTTATCACTACGACCAAATCCAACGGGAAATCGAATCCGAGGTTGCTACCATTAACAAGGACGATGCTGCAACCATTATCGATTATACTACCGAATACATGGAGGAATCCATGAATTGGCCTGACCCTGATAACCAGACCAACTTTAACAATCAACTCGCTTAATATTAACCAGGAGGGCTCACTACCCTCCACAAAACTTATAACATCATGACAACATTAAATTCAACCTCAATACTTGCATTAATCATTGCACAAAATCCTTATCATATTATCTCTATCCAAGGCCAAATGCCCATGTCACATGCCCAAAATACATATGACTTCGAAATTGCCGAAGATGACCCACATTACGATGATATGGTAAACTACTCTGGCGATATGCTTTGGGTATATACTTATGCCGATAAGGAATCCCTGGAACTCGACCTAATGGATATCCTCAATCAAATGGATTTACTTAGAGGCTGCGATGATCAATACTTTGATTATAACGTAGACGAAGTAGACATGGTACTCTACGGTGCAACCATTATCCAGGAACAGGAAAAATACAAACCTCTTATCATGCAAAAATTCCAACATTACAAGGATAACTTCGATGAGGAAGAACATGCCGAGGAAATCGACTATTATCTTAACTTCCTCGAAGAACCAGAAACTCTTTACACTTTCACCGAAAATATTATCAACCTTTTCAAATCCTTTATCAAATGAGAACCAAACTTATAATCCTAACATCAATTGCCATGGCTCTAGTAGTCATGGCTTTCCCTACTAATAAATTTCAACCTAAAACAGTATGGGAACACTACTGCAAGTATACATTGGGAATACACCCATCCCAGGCAACCGAGGACCAATATGATTACTTCCTTGATTGCTGGTCAGGAGATGACGAATACCAATATCTCTATGACTACTACGAGAACAAATACCCAGAATATAATCACCAACTAAAACATTACGGAAAATGAACGAAATACTAACCATCAACAACTACCCAACAGGATGGTCCTGGTTAAAATCAGTACCTCTAGAGGATTTCACTTGGCTCATAGAAGTATTCTCAACTATGACCGATAACATAGATACTTATAATTACTGCCAATACAATAACCGGAAGCTAATCCATGTAGATACAAAAGGATTAGCCCACTTCCTATGCAATGACCAAGGATACGAAGCAGGTATCAAAGAATACGGATATTACATCGCTGCCAAATCTCTAGATATCAAATCTGAAGAGGATTACATGAATCACTTAACCGACATACGTCTAATCTGTAACGAATTATGAAACTAAAAATCACAACCTTAGTAATCGTAGAAGAAGGCCAAGTCCAAGATATCTACCATTCATTAAACGATGACCAAGACAAGGCCTATCAAGAAATCATAGACCAGGTAAATGCCGAACATGGAGACGGAGGAGTATTACAATTCTATTCCTTACAGGGTATCAAAGAATACTTCGAAATCGTACATATAGAAACTCAGGAGCTTACATCAATAGGATTCAAAACCGCAATATTAGACCTATGAAAAAGAAAACCAAGAACCAAGTATACATACCCCACCAGGATAAATGGAATGAACACTTTCCTACTCCAGGTAAACCAAATCCCAATTACTACACAGACTCAGGTGCAACCTTCAACAAGCACCTACGTACCCAAAACAAATTAAAATCCAAACAGAAATGAAAAAGAACCAATTGCTTATAGATAACCTTAGGACACATATCTTTCAAAGCCTAGAGAACCTAGAAGAACTCCTAGAACAAGAAGACATAAACCTAAGGACATTACGAATAAAGGAACTAGAAATATCCTTTACCGTAACTAGGAGAACCAAATCCGAATACCTGAAATCCTTAGACTTCTGGTACAACCCACTAACTAACTACAAAGAATATCAAATACCCCTACAGAAATGAAAACCCTACTACTAATCCCAGTAATCCTATATACCTGGTTATCATTAACCCACAGGGATAAGATATACCATCAAATACCCAGCCCCACCAAACAAAAATAAATAAAGAAAGCCCAGTATAAACAAAATCATACTGGGCCTAACTATGTTACATAACTAAGATACAAATACCCCAATATCACCAATCATATAATACTAATCAATATACATATAACTAATTTGAAGGCCTTCCGGGGGTCGGAAAAATTTGAGGTAAGGGATCTGGCAGAGGCTTTCTACTATACAACACCACTACTCTATAGCTATCTAACACATATGTCTCACAGCCTTTGGTCATTATAACCCATTGCCTAAAAGGCCCACAACTAAGGCCCCTATGGGTACCTAAATCCACTTAATCCTAGACCCCTAATGGCCCTTTATATTAGTATATATTATATAGATATTGGTTAGGATTAGGCAATAGGATTTGGGGATTAGGCATTAAAATATACCATCCATGGCCTTCAAATTTATTGGGATTATATTAAAAATGTAGGCTGTTAGGGGTACCTAAAACTAGTAAGTATGTTATTAATGGCCCTTATATTTAGTTAGAAAGAAACTAATAATGGCTAGAAGAGATATGGATTATGTAACTCTTTGATTACTAATAAGTTATAGAGCTATAAGACATTATCCATTAAGGGCCTCAGTAGGATTTGCATATTTAAATAAAAATGTCTATATTTGCAGTATAAACAATTAAAAATATATAGATATGAATTTAATTAAGACTGAATTAACCCTTGCTCAAATCCTTAATCATCAACTTAATTGGGGCTATCAACCTAATGCCAAAGACCTGGATAACCTTTGCCCTATTATTCATTTATCCAAACTGGAGATTGACCAAGAAGACAATCAACCTCTAGACCAATACCAATTAGGCATGCTAGAGTACATTACTCCTCATATTGCATATCTTGCTACTATTGCTCCCTACGTTCAACTTATATCCATCGAAACTAAGGAACGGGACTATGAGGGAATCCATATATGGACCTTTGCTTTAAAAACTCCAAACCTTATGGACTACGAACCATCCATGATAGATACACTAACTGATACCTTCAAGGAATGCTTCCCTTATGATTCTCAGGCTTGCTTTAACCATAGTCCTCAAATCAAATATCTTAACGGTCTATTCACTATTATTGTACCTTTCACTTGCTAAAAACATTACCATTATGAGAACAAGTCAAATTAACCCACAGATTGCTATCAATGCCCTAATGGGATATCTAGGTACCTACAACTATTATTACTCATGGTACAATTTCATACATAATACCTACGATAATAACTTTACAGGCTATGTACCTATACCAGGTAAGGAAAATCCCTTTATCGCTCTAGAGGAATATCTAAGGGAACCTAAACCCGAAATCCTGGTATACTATAATACAGATGAAGAATACTTTACCTTCAATCGATTACAGGATGAGCCTATGGCTAATACCTCTATGGCAGAGGATACCTATATCTTCGATGGAGTTACCTTCTATATCTTCAAGGATTAACTATCGCTAACTATGTTACACTCTATAAGCCCAGCCTATCTTAGGTACTGGGCTTTTCTTATGTAACCTAACTCTAGGCCATCATGGGACTTGCTAAGGCTTACCATAGACCTAACTATAGACTCATAGGCCTTAGTTCTTTAGGACTCCATACATGGCCCAGGGCATTATAGGATTGCCTGCTAGTCACCTAATGGCCTTTATGTAATGTAATATACAGATAATAACTACCGGACTGTATGGGGCCCCTAATTTTCTAAAGTGGTACCTATACCAACCCCTTCTATATCCTACCCTATATCCATCAATATATCTATATCTAATGCCCACAACCATGCCCACCTTTCAAACCCCTAAAACCTACTTGCAAATTTTTCATGCAAAATTATTAAAAATAATTCTTTAAAAATTTCTCGAAAATTTTTCTCTGAAAATTTTGCTAATTAAAAATTAAATTGTATCTTTGTAATGTAATCAAAAAGCAAAGAGATATTTAAAATTTTGATTAACAATTTTTAAAAAGAAAATTCTCTGAAAATTTTGCTAATTAAAAATTAAATTGTATCTTTGTAATGTAATCAAAAAGCGATACTTGATTTATTGAAACAATTTAATTTAAATATTCCTTTTCTCTTTTTCTTATAAATCTTTTAGTTTTATAGAGAAAAGGATATAATAAAATAAACATAAAAACTAAAAGTATTTTATTATGGAAGAATTAAAAAATGTAGTAGTAGAAAAAGAAGTTGCTAACAACAAAGTAAACAAAGTTAGTGCAAATAAAGCAAAAGCGCAAGCAAAAGCAAATAGCACTATTAAATTATCAGTTGATAGTATTTTTAAAAGTCTAAATGAAAAAACTAACGGACTTTTAAAAACTTCTTTAGGGAAAAAGACCGAAATTTATATTGAAAGTCTTTTTGCAGAGTTGAACGAAAAGCAAAAGAAAGCGTATCGAAAGAAATTAAGAAACACTACTTTTTCTTTGCTTGATTCAATTTGCAAAGCGAAAGAAGAAAAGAAACAAAATGAACTAAAAACACTTGTTTCTGCATTTACAGAATTTTATAAGCAAGTCTACAAAGTGAATGATTTTTCATTTGCAAGTATTGCAAGCGAAAATACAAAGGACACAAAAAAAGAAGTTCTAACAAAAGGTTTACAAATAGTCAAAAATTTCAAGTAATTAAATGATATGCTATTAAATGTATTTTTATTTGTTGGTGTAATTTGGGTATTAATTCAGATTATCAAAGATATAAAAGATTTTTTAAAGAACTTATAAACTAAATAAAAAGTAAGGGAAAGCAAATAAAAATGTTTGTCCCTTACTTTTTATTTTTGAATGTTAAATTTAACGTAACCGTGCCCCCCATTTACTACCACACAAAAATCGCTCCTCGTATTAAGGGGTACCTAGACATCCCACAAACCACACAAAGAAGCCAAAGACCTAATATCCCTGGCAACTTATCATAAAATACTATCTAATAAGTTATTGGTCCTTTCCCTACCTAATACTCCCTTAATCTTACCACCATTCTTTCGATAAAAGAAAACATACCACATTTGAAGATTAGGTAACCACCATCTCTTAACTTCATTATAACCTTTAAAGTATCTTTCAATACAATTCATATCCAAATCAGTAATCCATAACTGATACCAAATCCTATTGCCTTCAGAACACCTTAGGATTCTCTTAAATTCATCCTCATATACTGTATCAACATTTACCATATCCTTTAAACATTTCTTGATTCAACCTAAATCCAGGCCTAGATATAATCATCCTTTGGATATCATGTATCTTAATTGCCATCTCATCCATTTCCATCGGATGGTTGATAGGTAATTCTAAAAACCTATTCCAAATTTCCTCAGTAAGTCTAAGGATTGCCTCTTCCTCTTTGGTAAGCTTTGCTAAATCTATATCTTCCATACTCTAATAAATTATAGGTTCACCTTCGGTAATAGGAGGGAGCTTTGGTTCTCCCTCCCTTTTAATTCTCTCTAAATCTTCCAGGGCACACTCTAGTATTTTAATACGTTCAGCATTATAATCTTTAGATACTGGAAACCAGAATGCTGTTCCTAGAAGGTATTCATGTCCTTCTAGGTTTTCTAATGGCATTCTATACCATATCCTACCTTCAATTCTTAATCCTTCTCCTTGCAATTTTATGATGGTAGGGTTATAATAACCAAAGTATACTATCTCGATATTAAACCTTTGTGGGGTGAACCATGGTTTAATTACATGTCTCCATAGGAAAACTTCTTCGACTAATGCAAATTCTCTACTGATAGTTCTGCTTACATCAATTAGGTCAGCACATAATCCTCTTGGAGAATCGGGTATATTAAGCCTTCCATATAGGACTGCTTCAAATGTATTCTTTACTGGAAGATAGTAATTTCTTATCCTTTCTTCGATTACCTTATTCTCTTTGGAATTATAATCGATTGCAGTGTACGTAGGCTTTTCCATCCTTCTCTAATTTTCTTTCAAACCATTGGCAGGTAATACATCTTGGACTTCCTACCATTACTTCTGTCTCTCCCTTGATTACTGGGCAAGGATTGGTAAGCTTCTTTTGCCTACCAACCTTCTTAGTCTTAATCTCTCGGTTCATGTTTCTTTTCTATATAAGTTATTATAAAGTATATCGGAAATAGTGGCATGATTAACCAGATAGTTAGGAATAGGAATCCCGGTCTAGTTAATCGGTGCATTGAGCATATCACTCTGGTCATAAACCAGGCAGGTATAATACAGATAGCATATATTATACCCAAGATAATCCATAGAGTCATTGTTCGAAGTATTTATTTACGATTTTGGATATCTTCTTATCTAACTCTACGATTAGTTCACTGAAGTCTTTGTCCTTCATATCCTTAATCTTGGATTCTATTAAGTCCAGATTTCTCTTGATTGAGAAGTAGGATTTGAATGCCTGGTAATCCAATTCTGATTTATCCGATAGAGGTAGGATAACACTTTGCTTACCATCCAATCGGGCATAATTCCCATCTGGTCCAAGTGTTCTTGATACCTTTACTTTGTTACTCAGGATTGCAAATCCACCTTTCTTGTCGATAGATTCTACCTTTACTTTCTCCATTAAGGTTTTGCCATCAGAGAAAATTACTTCTTCACCCTCCTTTAGCTTTTTGGTTTCTTTGTTCTTTTTCATATCTTTATTAATTAGTTTATGCAAATATACGAAATTATTTATTATCTGTATAATTTTGAATCATTAATTTTAAATCCTCTGAGGTAAAGGATTTGCGACTTAAGATTTCCATAAGTTCTACAGGAGTGGTTGTTAATCCATTTGGAGTAAAAAGTCCTCTAGAGTGTTCTGGAATTATGCCTTGGAATCCCCAATTATTATATGAGTTAATAATCATGGAATTATCTCCGGTGAGCATGGCAATATATTTTTCTGAAGTTTTAATACGTTCTCTTCTGAAAGTACCAACTTCTATCCATAAGGAATTAAGATGGATAGTGTAATGACGATAATCTGGAGTAATTAATGGGAGGATTTCCATCGAAAAATCCTTTCTTATCTTATCATCTTCTTCTTTAATGTTATGCCAGAAAGCACAATGAAAGCAAAGTTGTTTGGCTTCCATTATTTTAGGGATTGCCCTAGATAATTCGTACTGATGCAAGTCGATAGGTTCATTGCATAGGTGACATTTTTCAGTTTCCATATTTCTACATTTTATTAAATTATATAGGATAATAGAACCTAAAGAACCCTCCTAAGTATGGTATTCAGCAATACTTTCTAATCTTTAATGAACTTTAAAATATAACGTTATGGATAAGTTAACTAATGAAATGATTGTGGCTTTAGCCAATGATTTAGGACTAGAGCCAGCTCTTCTCAAAGCAGTACAACTGGTTGAAGGAGCAGGTAGAGATGGATTTCTAGTAGATGGTAGACCTCAAATTCTGTTTGAAGGTCACATTATGTACAAAGAAATCAAAAATAAGTTCGGTTTAGACAAGTCAGTAGCTGCTCAAAAGAGTTACCCTACGATTTGTTTCCCAAAATGGGATAAATCGAAGTACTTAGGAGGAGCAAGTGAGTACAAAAGACTCGAAATTGCCAAGAAAATCGACGAAGAATGTGCTTTGAAGTCAGCTTCTTGGGGAATGTTTCAGATTATGGGCTTCAATCACCTCTATTGTGGCTGTAAAGACGTCTTCGAATTCGTGAAAAAGATGCAGGAATCTCATGAAAGTCAGTTAAAACTCATGTATTACTACATGAATAATACCAGTTGCTTGAAAAATCTGAAAGAACATGACTGGGCAGGCTTTGCTCGGAAGTATAATGGTCCTGGTTATGCTGAAAATGCCTATGACCAGAAGTTAAAAAACGCTTACGAAAACTTTAAAAACAAGATATAATGAAGGTAATTTACAACAAATTCATCCCTTTCAAGGGATACAAGGCAATGAACCTATTCGGAATTGTCTTTGTGAGAAAAGGTGCTAAGTTTGATACCTATGATTACAATCATGAGCACATTCATCTCAAACAAATGCAAGAGATGTTGTGGATATTCTACTACTTATGGTATGCAATCGAGTACCTAATCATCAGGTTCTTTGCTAAGTGGAACAAACAAAGCGAAAGATACCATGATGTAAGCTTCGAAGAGGAAGCCCATAATAATGACCACGACTTGGAGTATATCCGAACTCGTAAACATTATTCCTGGGTTAAGTATGTAAAACTTAGAAGCTACAAAAATAGGTCTTTTTAATTCGGTATAGGGCTGGTTTAGATATCTTAAATTTTTGACAAAGTCCTCGTATAGTAGTATATCTATGTAATCTTAAACACCTGATTATTCTACGTATTTTACGAGGACTTATCTTATTATAACCTCCATGAAAATAGAATCTACCCTCTTGAATACACTGTTGGGTATTCTCTTTCTGAGTTCCCCACTTAAGATTCTCGGCTCTATTATCAGTACGTATATTATTTAAGTGCATTACTACTGGTAAATTATTAGGATTGGGTATATAAGCCATTGCTACTAATCTTGATACCTTATAATGTTTTCTTAATGATTTATGTTTTAGAGTAACTAAAGGATATCCGTAGGATTCTTTAAACTTTAAAGGAACCCAGGATTTATTTCTGAACACTTGGATAGACTTACCATTACCGAATACTCTAACTTTAAGACCATGTAAAATTATATCTTTATACATATTATAAAATATTTAGTTTATGAACATAAATAGATACACAGTATTAGGTGTATGCGCTGGCCAGGGAGCTTTACTATTCCCTTTCAGGAAACATCTGATTGGGAATATAGAAGTAAGAGGAGTATTCCATACTCCTGGTGAAGAGCAATGGAAAGCTAATTTTGGTGATATACCATTCTACAAAGGATATAACTTACCTCAATTTGAGGAGAGAGTAGATGTTATTATATCATCTCCAGACTGTGGGGCATCATCCATTATGAGGCTTTCAAAGGTAAAAGAATTGGGTAATCCTAAGGATAACAGGAGTTTAAATCTAGTAACTGCTGCAATATTAGAATATAAGCCTAAGATTTTTCTTATTGAAAATCTTCCTCGTTTGCTATCTTTACTTCCTTGTGAATTCTTTGAGGAAACCTTTAAGGACTATAAACTTATTTTTCATGAAAGGTCAGTTTCTGACTATGGGAACTCCCAAGTATCAAGGAAACGTTTAATTGTCATTGGAGTGCATAAGAAAACCGGTAAGAAATACTTGAATGCTTTTGATGAAGTATTCCAAGTAAAAGCTCCAAAACTTACTAGAGATTTACTCTTTGTATCTCCTTACGGGAATAATTATAACATTCCGATAGAAAAGACCCTTGCAATGTATGACTATCGAAAGCTTCCGGAAAAGAAGAATCTGACCGTTGAGAAGATTCAAGTATTATGGAATAGTGCTTTCAAGCAAGAGAAGAAATGGCCCATTAAAACTGCAAAGATGAGTACTCTCCCGGGAGTATATCGATTAGAATTAGATAAACCACCTCTAACTTTAAGACCTGCAGATAGGCAATTTAGACCTGATGGATACCCTCTTGGGATTAATGATTTCAAGGCAATCATGGGATTTCCTAAACAGTTTAAGATTTACATTGACCAAGAGAATTACCTTTACTGGTTAAACAAAGCAAGGTATACCATTGCCAAAGGTTCGGTATATGAAGTTGGGATTTGGTTTAGGCGATGTATCAAGAAGGCCCAGATACCTTGAATTTTTATTTTTTCTCTTTTATATATTTTCTCTTTTTTGTTTAGCTTACCTATAGCTATTAGACTATTAGCCAATAGAACATAATTCTAATCTGAAAGGAAAAGGGATTGTTAAGGGAGAAGGAGAACAAGCCAAGAACGTAACTGATTGATTTTGAATTGATTAAGTATGTATTACTCTTGGCAACTGAATGCCAAGTCATTGATAATTAATATGTTAGCTTATGAACAAGAAAAACCTAAAGAATGCCTTAGTACTTTTGCTACTAGGATTTACTATTTACCTTTGCTTCAGGAATTACAAACTGAATTCATATATCAGACAACTTCCTGATTCATCGGTCATTGGCATTCCTGATACAATCAAACTGAAAGAGAACTTCAAGCCCCAATCACCATATACACAATTGGTTCAGCCCCAGAGAATTCTTCTCTACGACTTCTATCGAAACAGTAGCAATTCGACTAAACCCCAAGCTTCTGATTCAACAGCGGTTACTTCGAATAGAATTAGTAGAGAAGATTCTCTGGTCCAATTTACCTTGGATAAAAACCAATTGAACCTAAGTTTATTCAACAAGGAAACAAACTCCTATTCAACGAGAATGTTTAACATGGACTTAGATAAGTATAAGTACAATTGGTATGAAGGTCAATTAACTCAAAAAAGAATTAGAAAACTAACTCTAAGTCCATACGTTTATGGTAAATATAGGGTCTTTAATCAAATGTTAGACATAGGGACAGGCCTTTCAATCAAGACTACTAATTTCAATTATAAACTCGGTATAAATACTTTTCATTATCCGAAGTTCTTTTCGGGAATAAAAGCTGACTTAGAGTTTTCAGTAACATATAACTTTTGATTATGGCAAAGAAGATTAACATAGAAACTAACACCTCTGCTCTTACAAGGGAAGAACTAGCAACACTTGCTAAAGTTAGTAATGATGTTTTTTACTTTAGCCTTTTCACTTATGTGATACACCCTATGAGGGGAAAGGTAAGATTTGAACTTTACCCGTATCAAAAATCGGTTCTGTATAACTTCGTAAAAGAACGTTTCAATATTCTGCTTAAGTTCAGGCAAGCAGGTATTACGGAGCTTATATCTATGTACTGCCTATGGTTGGCAATGTATCATCCTAACAAGAAGATTAACATTATCTCAATCAAGGACACAACAGCAAAGAAGGTACTTAAGAAGATTAAGTTCATGTACAAAAACCTGCCATGGTATTTACAGACACCGATTATAAATGGTCGTTCGGGAGAATATGGTTCTGCATCAATGATAGAGTTCGATAATGGCTCATTCATAGAATCTATCCCAACGTCTTCAGAAGCCGGTCGTTCAGAATCTCTATCCTTACTGGTAATTGATGAAGCAGCAGTAGTTAGATGGGCAGCCCAGATTTGGGCAGCCGCTTTCCCTACTCTTTCCACTGGTGGAGCTGCTATCATCAATTCCACTCCTTATGGAGTTGGTAACTTCTACCACTCAACTTGGGTTGATGCTATTGCAGGTGGAAACCCATTTAACCCACTACGATTGTATTGGCAAATGCACCCAGAACGAGATATTAATTGGTACAATGAAATGTCTTCTGCTCTTGGAACAAAAAGAACTGCACAAGAAATCGATGGTGACTTCTTATCATCTGGAAATACGGTCTTCGACTTAGCTGATATCAAAGCTATCGAAGACTGTCTTAGTGATTATCCAGTTATTAAGAAAAGATTCAATGGTCAATATCGGCAATTCTTAGAACCAGCACCAGATAAGGAATATTTCATTGGTGCTGACGTTTCAACTGGTAGGTCTTCTGACTACTCTGCATTTACTTGCATGGATAAACAAGGAGAAGAACAAGCAGTATTCAAAGGTAGACTTTCAGTAGATAAATATGCAAGGTTACTTGGAGATACAGGGCATTTGTTTAACTTTGCTACCATTGCTCCAGAATCCAATGATGTTGGATTAGCAGTAACTTCTGCTCTTCAAACTGAAGGTTATCCTAAACTGTATTATTATCAGAAAATGCTTAAAAAGAAAGGTAAATCTAGACCTGAGGTAGATAAATCTCCAGGATGGTTAACTACACAAAAGAACCGTTCTGTTATTGTAGAGGGACTTGAACAGGATATTCGAGAAGATAATATTACTGTTAAAGACCCTTTCTTTGTTCAAGAAGCATATACCTTCATATATGATGGTTTAGGTAGGCCAGTTGCAATGGGTAAGCATAGAGCTAATAATTCTACAGTAGATGTAGACCTAGAGGGGGATGTATATGCAGATGACTCTATATTCGGTAAAGCAATCTGTAATCACATAAGAAAAGGAAAAACTAACGTAATAGTACAACCGAAATGAAAAAGCTCAATTTTAATTGGAGTTGGGGTAGAAAGAAAGACCCACCTCCTGAATCAAACAAGGAGCCAAGCAAGCCAAAAGCTGCTGCTATATCTCCTGGTAGAGTATCAGTAGATGAAGATAACTCTTTACTCAGTACTCTGAAAGGGATGACCGTAATGGTAGATCCTTCTTTTCGTGTTGAAGTAATCCCTTTGATTCGTGATTTATATAAGGTAAATCCGGATATGGGCATTGCTTTGCAGGATATGTTTAAGTTGGCAAACACAGGTCATACGGTAACATTCCCAAATAATTCAGATGCCGAAGCAGATAAGATGAGAAAACATCTTACCGAAGCTACAAAGAAATGGTCCAGGTATACTGCTGGTATAGACGGTCTAGTTAATAAGATGATTGTACAATGCCTTGTTAGTGGAGCTATATCTGTTGAAGGAGTTCCAAATGATAGGCTAGAAGGTTTAGATACAGTCTTATTCCTTAGACCAGAGAACATTGTTTTCAAAAGGGAGAACAATGGAGTATATTCTCCTTACCAGAGGAATAAGAATTACTTTGTTAAGCACCAAGATTATATCAAACTAAACCCAGAAACTTATGTGTATGCTGGTATGTTTAATGATACCGATGAACCTTATGGGATTCCTCCTTTTATGGCAGCATTGGATTCATTAAAAGGTCAACATGATATGAAGGTTAACTTCAAACACATAATGGAGATGGTTGGTATGGTAGGATTCTTGGAAGCTAAGATGACTAAACCAGACCAGAATCCTAATGAAAGCTTACAAGCTTACCAGAATCGTCTTGAACGTACACTAAAGGATTTGAAAAGAAATCTTCGTAATGGCATGAAGGACGGAATAGTAACGGGTTATATTGATGACCATGAGTTTAAACTCAATTCAACTACCAAGGAGCTTGGTAATATTGAGAAACCCTGGAACATGAATCAGCAATCAGTTGCAAATGGTTTGGGAGTTAATGGAAACCTTATTGGAGTTAGTTCAACAACGGGAGAGGGAGCAACGGGTATAATGCTGTCTAAATTAATCAGCCAGTTAAAAAATATCCAAATGCTTGTAACTTATGTATTGGATTTTCTTTATTCTCTAGAACTGCGTCTGGCAGGCTTTGATAATAAGGGAATAAAGATATCATGGGGAACTTCAACTATCTCTGATGAAGTTAAGGTTCAACAAGGTCTTCAGTATAAAATCCAAAACCTGGATTTATTATATAAGGCTGGTATCATTAGCCAAGACCAATATGCTTGGGCAATGGGTTATGATTCTCCTGATGAGAATGAACCAAGAGTTTCACTTGAGGACCAATTTGCTAAAGGCGGTAACTCAGACCCTCAAGAAGGAACTAAGAAGAAGCAAAGGCAAGATGATAAAAATCAATCTGCTCGTAGGTCAAGAGATAAAACTAATCCGGCTCCATCTCGTGGAGACCAAAATACAAAAGCAAGATGAGTAAATTTACTAAAAGAAACAAAGAGCATCTTGATTCAATGGTGATTGGCCAGGGTCATACCATTATGGCTGGGTATATCCCAGAAGCAGTTGGAGCCCAGGCTTTCTCAGAGAATTATTACAAATGGAAGACTCCGACACCGGATACCATTGCTCAATTTGGATTTTGGGGAGGAGATATAGATTATAATACCTATTATCCAAACCTTGATAAATCGGAACTTACTCCGAAGGACGAAGAGTTCATAGAACCCATGTTTAGGTTACTTTCTGAAACGATTGTATCCAAGAACTGGAATCCTACTGACTTTGGTCAGAATGGAGTACTTAAGGCTTCCATGAAAATGTTACTCGGGCAAACAGTAAATTGCGACCATGAAACAAATATTGGTAATGCAATTGGAGCTGTATCTCAAGTAATGTGGCAGGAGTCTTATAAGGATGGAAGCTTTACTATACCTGCAGGTATCAACGGTATTTTGAAGATTGATGGTAAAGCTAACCCAAGAATTGCTAGAGGTATTCTCATGGAACCTCCTTCAATTCATAGTAACTCGGTAACAGTACAGTTTAAGTGGGATAAATCACACCCAGGAATGGAAGATGGTGAATTCTATCAAAAACTTGGTACTTATGACTCTAAAGGTGAAATGGTTCGTAGAATAGTTACTGAGGTAGTTCGATATATGGAAACATCCCTGGTATCTCATGGAGCTGATTCATTTGCTCAAAAGATTGGTGAAGATGGTAAAATCATTAATCCAACCTTTGCAAAAAGAACCTGGTCTTCTTATGAGGAATATCGGGATGACAAGTCCAAACAGTACTTCTTTACTGACTACAAAACGGACTTCAACTCATTCCAAGAAAAGGACAATACTCCAGATTCTTTTAATGATAATGGTACCCAAGAAAATCATAATCCTAATAAAGAAAATATGAACAAAGAATTGCAAGAATTTTTAGAAAAGCTTTTCGGAGATAACATGTTATCTCTGGCAGAAGGCAAAGAAATGACTCAGGAAGAAGTTATTTCTTGTATTCAAAGCTTGGTATCATCCAAAAACAGTCTTCAGACAACGGTAGATAATCTTACTACAGAGAAATCTTCTCTTACAGAACAGATTACCAACCTGAATGCAGAAGTTGCAAACTTGAAGGAAATGGCAACTGTAGGAAAGAATCATATTGCTTCTCTCCGTGAAAGTGCCGTTGCTACTTACAAGAAGCTGATGGGTGACAAAGCCGATGAAACTATTGTTACAATGTTGAATGCCGAAACTACTGGCATCGTTACTCTCATCTCCTTAACTAAGGATTATCAGAGTCGTCTGGAAGAAAAATTCCCAATGGTATGTGCAAGCTGTGGTTCTCATGATGTAAGCCGTGCTTCTTCTGTTGCAGAGAATGATGAAAAGACTGGAACTCAGAAACCTGCAACTACTTCGAATGCAGAAGCCAAGTCTACTTCGGAAACCCTCGAAGACTTGTATAAGAAGAAATTCAAGTAATAATCGATAAATATCACTGTTATGACTAAAATCGTAAACAAAGACCAGCCAATGACGCTGTTTGGGGAAAAGACCCCAAGAGCGGTGATTTACAAAAGTGAATCACACAAATTGCACCAAGCTTTCTGTGTAAAAGATGGTGAAACAATTTTGCAAGGTATGCCGGTAGCTCTTGGAGAAGACGGTTTAATTGAGCCTTACACTGAACCTACTCAGGTATATATCGGAGTGGCAGTAACCGACAATGTAAATCCTGCTTACCAAGCACAGAACAAATTCCCAGTAGAGGTAACTGTTGCTGTAGAAGGTTACATGATTTGTAACTGGGTATCTAATGCTGCTGACTTAAAAGCAGGATATGTAGTTCCCTCTGGTGACTTACTGAACGGCCGATTTGTAAAAGCAAACCAGTCAACAGATGCTACACCTTTCATTGCCATCACACCTGCAGATGAGGCAAACGAGGTAATTCAAGTACTTATTAAATAAGAGAAGAAGAAACATGGAAAAAGTTGATATTTCAAAATTGAAGAGAGAAGACTTCGCAAAAGAACTTCCTCAAATGGTACAGCAGTTGGATGCTTACCGTCAAGGTTCACAGAACAAAAAACCTGTGGACATCACATTAGGTGAACTTACCACTGGTAAATGGGGTATTACCCAAGATGAATTGTTCGAGAAGTTGGATATCAATCCGAAAATCGACACAATGGAAAACATCTTCACGATGCCTCAGCAAGATGTTCGTTGGATTGTTCCGGAAATCATTCGTTCTGCTATCACTCTTGGTATGCGTCAAGCTCCGTTCTATCCGGAGATTATTGCATCTGACCAGTCAATCAGTGGTCTTAGCGCAATCATGCCGATGATTAATATGTCCGATGCTGCACCTGCAAAGGTTAACGAAGCAGAAACTATCCCATTGGGAGATGTAAGCTTTGGACAGAAATCAGTAAGTCTCTTCAAAATTGGTAAGGGATTCAAACTTACTGATGAAGTTCGTAACTACGTATCTCTGGATGTATTGGCAATCTACCTTCGTGACTTCGGTGTTCAGCTTGGTTATGCAATGGATACTCTGGCAATGGATGTTGTTATCAACGGTAACAAACCTGATGGTTCAGAATCTGCTCCGGTTATCGGTGTATATGAAACTACGAATGGTATCACTTACAAAGACTTGCTACATATCTGGGTAAGAGCTGCTCGTATGGGACGTAACTTTACTACTATGATTGGTGGTGAAGACCAGGCAATCGAAATGCTGAACTTGCCGGAATTCAAAGAACGTCATTCTGGTACAACTGAAGCTACACTGAACGTGAAGTCTCCGGTACCTAAGAATGCTAACTTCTATATTCACCCGGGAACACCTGACCAAGGTTTGCTGTTGATTGATACAACTGCTGCTTTGATTAAACTGACTGCAAAACAGTTGATGCTTGAATCAGAAAGAATCGTATCAAATCAGACTCAGGCAATCTATGCTACTCTGACTACAGGCTTCTCTAAGATGTATCAGGATGCTGCATTGATTCTGTCTGCAGAGAAGAAGTTCTCAGAATTTGGATTCCCCGAATTTATGAACATTGACCCGTATCTCTTGGTTAACCTTGAGTAATAATACACCTGGTTTATTTTACAAATAATTCCATTTCTTGATGGGGTAGGTTTTGCGAGGACCTACCCCTAATTTTAAACATCTAAAAACTTAGTAAAATTATGGATAAATATAAAGTAACTGTAGGTGCTAAAGCTTACAGCTTCCATGACCAATCTACAGGTATTACAATTTGTAGAGGAGAAGAAAAAGAATTGAGTGCTCGTCAGTACAGAACCAAAAAGATTCAGATGGCTTTGAATTCAGGTCACCTGCGTTTGGTTCTTGATAAGAAAGCTACCGACAAATACTCCAATGATGACATCGATAAGTTGGAAAAGAAACTGAAGGCTCAGTTCGAAAAAGGCATGGAAATCAAAAAGATTGCCAAAGCCTATACTCTCGAAGAAGCAACCCTTATCGCTGCTCGTCACGAAATTGTTGCCGACAAAGGTGATACAGTTGAAACTCTGATTCAGGTTTTGTTGGAAGAGTTCGAAGAATCTAAAAAATAAGATACCATGGACAATCTAGACTTTGTAGCTATTGCGAATGGTCTGGAAGTTTCATTTAGAGTATTAACCAAAGTCCCAGCCAAGGCCATTTTTGACTGGGACTTTGGTGATGATAAGGGGTCCGTTTATGATGTTAAACAACCTACTTATACTTATGAAAAGTCCGGATTCTATACAGTAGCGTTGAACATAACGAACTCCGAAGGACTTAACTTAAATGCAACTAAAACCATAATTGTAAATACCGAGTCCAAAACTACATTAACTGATAGTATATATAACCTAATCAATTATTACATTCCTTCAGAAATCTCAGATGGTATGTCATCAGAAGAGAAAGCAATGTACATAACTAAATGGCAGTTATATATCCAACCGCTAGTAAATCATATTATCCCACTGGATAAATATAATGATGAGTTAATGTATGAAGCTCTAGAAAACCAATTAATTATGGAATTGGCAGCATGGGATTATCTCAATGTTAAGCTCCTTAATTTATTAACAAGTACAGGAGAATACCTAAGTCAACTTACTTCAACCAAAGAACAAGTTGGTGATGGTTCTTCTAAACCGGAACAAGCTCGAGGTGATAGAATCAAACAAATCACAACTGGGCCTACTGAAGTGCAGTACTATGATACACTTGCCGATGCAACATCTTCCCTATGGAAAACATTTTCTCAAGCAATGCAACCTGGTGGTATCATAGACGAGTTAAGAAAAAACCTTTGTATGTTAGCTGGACGATTGGAAATCTACTTACCATTCTGTGACCAAGCAAGTCATGTAGTAGTTCCAAGAGTAGTAGACAGAAGAAGACCTGGATTAATAGATGGGCCAAACCCCAGCTCTCCAGTAAAACGTAATGGTAGAACCTTAATTAGAAAACGATGACCAAGACTCCTCATAGATTGGTTAAGAACCGGTCTTGGGATAGATACAAGAAGATTATAAATGATTTCTTGGATATAGATGCTGGTAGGCAAACTATAACTTGGGCAAAGAATGTAAATCAACTCCTAAGTCATGGAGAAGATGAAATCCCTAAATATTATAATATACCAATCGAGGCATTATGTTATTACAATGCCTTCAGAAACTGGCCTATTAATAAGGCAACAGTAACTGGAGAACTCGATGATGAGAATTTATCAATACTGGTTACTAAATCATATATAGAACAACTGGGATATTTAACTCCAGAAGGCTATTGGGATTTTAACTGGTCTGAAGATAGATTTGTAATCAACGGTATCACTTATAAACCTTCGGGAGATACACAAGTTGCCCAAGCCAAGGATGAAGCATTAGTCTTCATGGTTATCCTAAAAAGGGACCGAGATACCAAAATACAATTCGTAGAATAAAATTGAAAAGTATATGGCAAAGATGTTAATGTTACGATGGAAACCAATTAATACCGGAAATGGTATTTGGTTTGACAGTAACCTGATTGTCTTGAACGGTACATCTGGAGTACATATTGAAAGTAAGAAAAGTAATTTAGACGTTACCACATTCCAGTCTATGACTGGAGGTAAGTTTGTTACTTGCTTTCAAGATTACTTTGGAGAAGTTTGGGATAAGATAATACCTCATCCGGGTATTGGCCAGGTGATAAAATTCCGTATCAATCAACTCCCAGATTATGCAATAATCAGAGGTGATATTGAAGACGGGGGAGATCCAGACCCAGAACATCCAGATATTCCAATGAATGCCTTCTGTGGAAAAGAAGGAGAACCATTCAGAGATAAGAATTCTGACTTCTTCTGTGGTAAGCAAGTAATCAATCCTTAAAATAATAACAATATGTACGTAAGTAAGTATTACACAAATGAAGAAATTGACCAAAGACTTTTACAGGGTTATTTCGATGACTTCGTAAAGGCTGGGTTTGCTGGAACTATTAATGAGTTCTGGGCATTCGTTCTTTCTATTGCCAATAAGGTAGATAAGAGAGAAGGATACGACTTATCTAAAAATGACTTCACAGATAAACTCAAAGAGAAACTGGAGGGCATTGAAGAAAAGGCAAACTACATCACTAAGCTTTCTCAGTTGGAGAATGATACTAAGTTCCAAACTGAAGAACAGGTAAGACAAGCTATCAGTGATTTGATTGATGGTGCCGATGATGCACTTGATACATTAAAGGAATTGGCAGAAGCATTGGGAAATGACCCTAACTTTGCTACTACAATTACCAACAAACTAACGGATTTACGTAATGCACTGACAGATGAAGTTAACCGAGCTAAGGAGGAGGAAGGGAAACTGAGTACCCAAATTAGTGAGGTTAACTCTAATTTCATTAAGGCAGTGGATTTACTTAATGATAAAATCGACACTGCAGTTACTAACCTTATCAATAAGATAGATAAGATAGAAGCAAAAGTCGATAAGAATACTGCTGACATTGCAGACCTCAGAAATGAAACTACTGGTTCATTGGCAGAAGCTAAGGCATATGCTAAAGACTTGGTAGATAAAGAAGCTGAGCTTCGTAAAACGGCTGACGATGCTTTATCAGAAAGTATTCACCAACTGAATACATTGCATATCAATGATAAGGCAGAGCTCAAACAAGACATTGCTGCAGAAGCCCAATTGAGAGCAAATGCAGATGCAAACATTCAGTTGAAACTCACTGAAGAAATCACTAATCGTCAAACTGGTGATGCTGCCTTAGAAAGTAAACTTTCTGATGAGGTAGTAAATCGTAAAGCTGCCGATGAAACTCTTCAGAATTCAATTACCAAAGAGGTTGCTGACCGTACCAATGCAGATAATACCCTCCAGGTAAACATTGATAAAGAGGCTCAAGCTCGGGAATCTGCAGACCAGGTTCTTCAGACTAATATTAATTCTGAAGCTGCAACTCGTACTGCTCAGGACCAAATCCTTGACCAGAAGATAACTGCCTTAAGTGAAAAGACTGATGGTGATAAGTCAGATGTACTTGCTGCTATCGAAGCTGAGAAGGAAGCTCGTATTGCTGCAGATGCAGACCTTAATTCCAAGAAAGTAGATAAAAGAGAGGGTTATTCTTTAACCAAGAATGACTTTACAGATCTCTTGCTTGCCAAGTTGAATGGAATCGAGGAACATGCAAATTACATTACCTTGGTATCACAATTGGCAAATGATGCCGGTTATCAAACTGAAGCCGAAGTAGAGGCAGCAATTCAGAAAATCATTGGCTCTGCACCAGAAGTACTTGATACTCTGGAAGAGATTGCTAAAGCATTAGGAGATGACCCTAATTTTGCTTCAACTATCACCAAGAAGTTGGCAGCAATTACAGAAAAGGTAAACCAAGAGATTGAAGACCGGGAAGCTGCTGATGTAGCCCTCCAGGCAAATATAACTGATGAAGAAACCGCAAGAATTGAAGCAGATGCTGCTCTTAAGGAAGAACTTAAAGAGTATGTAGATAACTCGGCTGCTACTGGAAATACTGCTCTTCAAGTAGTTAAAGATAACCTGGCAAAAGAAATCCAAGACCGTAAAGATGCTGATGCTATCTTGCAGGCAAATATCGACAAAGAAACTGTTGATAGAAAGGAAGCAGATAAAACCCATACCGATAACATTGCTGCTCTTACTCAGAGAGTTTCGGATTTGGCTTTATCAATGCAGGATGCTATCAATACAGTTAAGAACGAATTGACTGCTCAGGTAAATGCTAATACCACGGCTATTGCTACTAACCAAGCAAATATCACAAAGAACTCTGAGGCAATCACTGCCATGAATAAAACCATTGCCGATAACTACAAAGAAGTTAAGGATATGGTTAATGAGGAAATTGTAGACCGTACTAATGGCGATAGTACTCTGAGTTCTCGTATTGATACTACCAATATTGCTTTGGGTACAGAAACGGCAGAACGCAAGGCAGCAGACCAAATCCTTCAAGTAAATCTGGATAAAGAAGTCGGAGACCGTAAGTCTGCAGATACTGCACTTGAAACTAAGATTGAAAGTCAGATATCTAACTTAAGCCAACAGACTTCATCCGAGATTACTCGAGTAGAAGGTGAGGTTACTCAAGAAGTTAAGGACCGGGAAGCAGCAGATAAAACTTTAAGTGACCGAATTGATTCTTTGGAGACTGGTTCTACTGCAGATTTAAATGAAGTCAAAGCAAAGGTAGAAGCTAACACGGTAGCAATCAATACCGAGAAAGACCGAGCAACCGCTAGAGAGAATGCTATACAGGCAAATTTGGATACTGCAATAGCAAATCATAAAGACGAAGTAAATGGTTTAACTAAGGATATTTCCGATGAAGCCAATACCCGTTTAGCAGGAGATACAGCTCTTCAGGTAAATATTGATAAAGAGGTTGCTGACCGTAAGAATGCCGATACCCTATTAGATAATAAGATTGCCCAGGAAATCTCAGACCGTACAACTGCTATCCAGGGTCTTGAATCTAAGAAGGTAGATAAAGTAGATGGAAAGGTACTTTCTTCAAATGACTTCACTGATGTTCTTCTGAATAAGTTGAATGGTATTGAAGAACATGCTAATTATATTACTAAAGTTTCTGAACTCCTGAATGATTCAGGATTCCAAACTGAAGCTGAGGTAGAAGCTGCAATTCAGAAAATCATTGGCTCTGCTCCTGGTGTATTGGATACTCTGGAAGAGATTGCTAGGGCATTAGGTGATGACCCCAACTTCGCAACAACCATGACTCAGAAGTTAAATGAGTTAACTACGAAGATTGAGACAGAAACTGAAAAACGAGTTGAAGGTGATGCTGCTTTAGATGCCAAGCTTACTACTTTGAGTACTACTTTAACTAAGACAGTAGAGGATTTAAGAACTTATGTTACTGAAACTCGTACTGAACTGTTGGCAAGAGCAAATAACCAAGATGCTCTTATTACTCAGAATGCTGCCAATATCCAAAGAAACTTGGAATTGATTCAAGGCATTCAGAATAATATTTCTGGTTCTTACTTGGAAATTAAGGCTTTACTTGAAACCGAGATTGCTGCTCGTAAGGCAGAAGATATTCGGTTGGAAGGTAAAATTGACCAGAATACTGCAGACCTGGGAACCGAAAGGGAAGAAAGAAAAGCTGCAGATAAGGCTCTTCAAGATGCCCTGGATGCAGAAGAAGCTGCAAGAACTGCTGCTGATGCTGCACTGGGAGTTCGTATCGATACTGAGATTGCAGAAAGAAAAGCTGCTGACAAAACTCTCCAAGACAATATTACTGCTGAAGCAACGGCTAGAGCCGAAGCTGATACTGCTTTAGGAGCACGTATTGATAAAGAAGTTACAGACCGTACCAATGCAGACAATGAATTAGGTACTCGTATCGATAATGAAGAAGATGCAAGGGAAGCTGCAGATACTACTTTGCAGGATAATATCGATGCTGAAGAGACTGCCCGTACTGAAGCCGATACTACTTTGCATGATAATATTGATGCTACCAATGCTCATACTATCAATACTCATCGTTTGGATTCTAATCCAGTACTTAATGGTACTGATATCAAACTCGATGGCTATGTAAAGGCAACCGGTACTACTCCTACAGACTTGGATGTAAAGGCAACAGATACTGCTTCAGCCGCATTCGGTAAAGTACAGAAACGTATCGAAGTAGATAAGGCAGATGCCGATGATAAGATTACTAAGGTAAAAACTGCAGTGGGTCTTACAGAGGCCTTGGCATTGCCTTCTCTGGAAGATACTAATTACCTTTCAGAATCCTCAAACATTGTAGATGGCATGAAGGAATTGGATAAGCAAATTGCCGACGGTAGACATGATGAGGTTTGGGAAGTATTATATACTCAGTTTACCCAAATCTCTGGCTTTTCGGTAAGTCCTACAATTATTGAGAAAGGAGTTGATGCAGATATTACTATTCGTGGTAATAACCTATTCAACAGTAAACCGCTTGTTCCAGAAACTTTATCAGTTAAAAGAGGAACTACTGTTATAAACAGTACACCAATTGCTAGCTTAAATATTAAGGATACCCTTAATACTGAGGATGACCGTACTACTTATACTTTAAGTATTACAAGCAAGGGTGTAACTAAAACAGCAACTGCTAACGTAAATGCTTACTATCCTATGTACTTTGGACATTCTGCTAAGGCAGCATTAACCGGTAAAGATGTTTTGGGTCTTACCAAACAGGCAATAAAGAGTTCTCCTAACGGAACTTATAACATGACGGGAATTGCTGAAGGAGAATATGTATGGTTATGCGTACCTTCTAACTTCAGTATAACTAAGGTAACTTCTTCTGGATTTGGAGTTCCTATGGCTGCTGCAGCTACAGTAACTGTAGAAGGTAAAGGTTCATACAAATGCTACCGTACTGAAGGAGCTTTAAAAGCTGGTAATTTCAATTTTGTAATCGGATAAAAACTTATAACTATGGCAGAAATTCCTATATATGGTACTTTGGTAAATGCTACCACAGACCCTAAGATTGTAAATACTGACCAAGCTTGGGATAAAGAGCTTGGGAAGTATCAATCTGAAATCAATAAAGAAAGAGTTGAGGGCAATGATTCTCTGAAAACTCAGCTGGACACATTGAGCTCAAAAGTAGATAAAGAGATAACCGATAGAGGTTCAGCTGATACTGCACTAGGTGCAAAGATTGATAAAGAAATCCAAGACCGTACTACTGCAGATACTGCCTTGAAAACCGAATTAACCGAGGATATTCAGGGAGTTCAAGATGACCTTGATACCTTCAAGGCAACTAAGGGTCAGGCAAATGGCTTAGCTTCTTTGGGTTCCGATGGTAAGGTACCTGCAGCTCAATTACCTTCTTATGTAGATGACGTAATTGATGTATATGCTACATACGAGGTATCACCTACCAATCAGATATCTAATATCAAGTTATATTCTGATGCTGCTCATGCTAATCCAGTTACTGGAGAAGCTGGTAAGTCTTACAATGATATAACTGGGGGACACCCGGGATATCAATTCCGTTGGTCAGGTACTACTTGGGTACCTATTACTTCTGGAGGTTTAATCATTGGTGAGATATCTGGTACTGCTTATGATGGAGCTAAAGGTAAGACTACTACAGACAATCTTAATGCTCTTATGGCTTTTAATCCTATACGATTAATCTCAATTGTTACAGATGCCTCTAAAGCTGCCATAAATTATGAAAGGGCAAATGGTACTGGTATCCAAGGATTACAAATTCCTACTGCATCATCTGCTAAAGCCGGTGTTATGACTGCTGCTGATAAAGTTAAGTTGGATACTACTTTACCGAAACAGATATCCGATGAGACTACTGCAAGGGAAGCTGCTATTAATGCTTTGCAAGGAGAGCTGGCTGATGATATTGCTCAAGAGGTAGTAGATAGAAATTCTGCAATAGCTGCTGCTAAAACAGAACTCACTACTGCTATCAATAAAGAGGTATCCGACAGAAAAGCTGCAGATACTCAAGTAAGAACTGACCTTGAAGCTGCAGTTGAATTAGTTGCTGAAGACTTAAGAGGTGCAGATACTACTCTGCAGAATAATATCACTAAAGAAGTTAATGACCGAAAAGGTGAGGTTACCCGAATAGAAGGATTAATTTCAGATGAAGCTGCAACAAGAGCTCAAGCAGATACTACTGTGAATGCCAAAGTAGATTCCCATATTGGTAATAAATCTAATCCTCATGGAGTAACTAAAGCTCAAGTGGGATTGGGTAATGTTAACAATACATCAGATGCAGATAAACCAGTATCTACTGCTCAAGCTACGGCTATTGCAGATGCCAAGGCTGCAGGTACCAATGCTCAAACCAATCTTACTACTCACATGCAGAACATGAGTAATCCTCATGGAGTAACAAGAGACCAGTTGGGATTGGGTACTACTGCTGAGATTATCTTTAAGAAGGTATCTGCTCCTTCTGGTTTATGGAAAGAATCTGACGAAAGACTTAAGACTTTCATTAAACCCTTAGAACATACTCTTGATGAAATCTGCTCTATACCTACGGATTCATTTATGATTCGAGGTAATCGTGATATAGGTACAATTGCTCAGACAATCGAAAAATATTTTCCAGAATTAGTTTCTGAGAATAAGGTTAAACCCGAAACAGTTCCTAATCCAGAAGCCTTCGAAAAGGTAGAAAAGGATGGAGAAACCTATATCCTGGTTAAAGAGGTAGATTATTCTAAGATGTCAGTATTGGCAATCGAAGGTATCAAACTTCTGAAAGCTGAGATTGATGAGTTAAGAGAAAAACTTTTGTTCACAAACTTAGATTAATATGGGTGAGATAGCAACATGGAGTGCTGTCAAAACTAAAGTAGGCCTTGGTAAGGATTCAAATGAATGCCCTACCAAGGCTGAATTGTTGGCACTCTCTCCTACAGGAACGGGAGAAAATTACGTTGGCTTGGAAATATCCAATGCTAGTTCCTATGGAAACAATGAAACCGTACAGCTCAGCGATATTCATAAGGTAACTTATAAGTATACATTTACTGTAGATAGAACTACTTTAAGTTTTCCTGCTAGTGGAGGAGCTCCTTCTCCAAATCTATGGTTTGGTTTAGTTTCTAGAAAACAGAAATATGTAGATGGAGTAATATCTGGTAGTTATACTGAAGTAGGTTCTACACAGACGGCTTATCCTGATTGGGTATCTTATAATCAAACTGTACCTCAATATGAAGCTAAAGAAAATACTGGATTAGTTGAAAGGTCAGCTAATATGACCTTTACTCAGAATGAATCGGGTAAACAGATAACAGTTCAATTTACTCAAGCTGCAGCAACTTCTACTTGGGCTTATACTTTTACTTTGACTAAGGCTAGCAGTAATTCTATTGGGGCTTTGGGAGGTAAAGTAACTTTTGAGATAGATTCTTACAAGCAAGAGATAAGGAATGGCCATAATTATGGTAGTCAAATTCCAGTTAGTTATAAACGAACCGATGACCCAGATTCTTCTGAGATTTTGGAGATGACCATCCCAGAAAATAAAACTGAATCTTCAAGAGGTTTTAATTATATCTGGACACAGGACGAATCTAATAAAAAACAGAACTATACTGTAACTCAAGCTGCTGGTGTAAAAACTTATGGTACACCAACAGTATATCTGGGAAACATTGCAGATATCCCTGCATCAGGAGGAACTGCAGCTACACCTACTTATACCTATTCTCAACTTTGGGGATGGAATGGTAAAACCAATGATGGTGGTACTATAAGTTCTGGAGCTTCAGTAGTATGGTCCGAAAATATCTCAGGTTCTAATCTTGGCACGACTGTAAAGGCAAGAACTAAATTGGGAAGCCGTACATTAACCGTTACTCTTAATGGTAAATCTGGTAGTGCCTCAATCGATATATACCAGGCAGAGAATAAAATTACTAATACAACTCAGGGTGCATGGGAAGTTTCTATTTCTGCAAACCCAAGTACCTTTACCGAACAAGGTGGTACATCACAAATCTCTGCAAGTGCAAGGGCACCAAGAACTAATCATTGGTCTTCAGGTGCAACTAATGCAGCATCGGATGCTACAGGTACTCCTACGTTAAGTATACCTACTGCAGTAACCGGATTCAGTTTATCGGGTACTACTTTGACTGTTGCAGAAAACACAACTGCAAATCAAAGAAGTGTAGTAGTAAGGGCAACTATGGATACCGTCTATAAAGAAGTTACGGTAACTCAAAGTGCATATTTGGTAGAATGGGAATATACATTTACTGCTTCTCCAACTACTTTAAGCTTTGATGCTTTGGGTACTGCTAAGTCTATTACTATTACTAGTTATCGTGAAAAGTATATTAATGGTTCTTTGGTAGAGGGTTCTAGAGAAAATGTAAGTTATATACATGCAACAAGTACTGAACATATTGGAACTGTACTAGGAACAAGTATTAGTATGCAAGAGAACCAAACTACTTCTACAAGGAGTGGCCAAGTATCATACGAACAGAATGGTTCTAATAAAGTGATTCGTATCACTTGTAATCAGGCTGCAGGTACAATATCTACTCGAGATGTATTAGAGGTAGTAGATAATTTTGGTGATTCACCTGCTGTAGGAGGAAGTATTTTTGGTTTGGTTAAGTCGGGATATTATGATGTAATTAATGGTAAGGATTCTACTTGGCATAATGTTACACCAACTCTAAAATCCAAATCTTCATACATTACCAATGTAGAAATTACCAAAGCTTCTGGAGATGGTTATAATATAGGAATTACTCTGTCTGAAAATACTTCTGAATCTTCTCGTAGAGCAAGTCTTACTTTAACCTATGGTAGCAAGGAATTAGATATGGCAACTACTCAAGCAGGTGCTAGTGTTAGTTATAATTATTACTTTGGAGTAACTACGGACTTTTCCTCTGTAGCTGCTGCAGGAGCAACTCCTAAGGCAGTAATTAAATCTAGAAGACATAAAGTTGTGAATGGAGTAGAAGAGTCTTCCTATAATTTGGTAGAAACTTCAGTAATAAGTAAACCTAATTGGACTGGTACTTTATCCACTAAGGTATCAAGTACTACTGGTTCAGGAGCAGATTATGATGTTACTATACCAGTATATGAAAATACTGAAGCTAGTATACGAAGAGGTACAGTAGTATTACAACAGGGAGGTTCTGGTAAACAGCTTACTTTGAACCTTAATCAATTAGCTGCAAGTATTACTACTAGAGATTATATCGATTATGTAGAACCAATTCCAGATGGAGGGTTTTCGGCTTTAGCTCAGAGTATAACTGTTACACTTCAATCTTATAGGGAAACCTTAATCAATGGTAAAGTAACGAGTAAAGTTGCTGTTCAACCTGATTTCGATTTGGATTCTACTGTTACCGATTGGGCTTCTGTAGATTTAATTGGTGGTAATCCTACCAATTATGAATATGATTTTGAGGTTTCTGTAAAAGAAAATACTACTAATCAAACTCGGTCTGGTAGTGTAATGTTTTATAATGGTGCTGCCGAAGTAGAGAATGCTTGGGCATTTACTCAAGATGCTGCAACAATCTCTACAAGGTATGAAATATCTTGGACTGCAAACTATAGTAATGGTACAGTAGAAGAGAATGTAACTGAAGTTGAATTAGAGGGTACTACTGGTATGGAAAATTCTGTAAGAATGGATTTACACATACTAGAATATACTTCTATCAATGGAGTAGAAGGTACTCCTACTTCTTGGGATTCTAGAACCATAGCTGAAAATAACTCGGCAATAGCTTCACCCAGTGGTCAGGTATCTGCTACTCTACAATCGGATTCTGAAAATGCTTTTATAGGTATTACTAATTCTGTACAGAACTTAGCCGAATACCCTCGTACTCATACCATAACTTTATATAATCCTAAAGTTGTAATTAATGGTAAAGGGGTAGGGACAGTACCCACTATTACCCTAATAGTAAACCCCATACCATATACTAGAGTTTTTGAATTCGGTTGGAAACAAGAAGGAAGTACCATTACTAATATTACTCTAGATGGTGATATCTATGGTAGTAGTGCAGGTAGTAGGGATATTATATCTTATGCTAGCTTACGAAGAGATGGTGTAGAGTTTGCTAAGAAATATATTAAGCCTACGTTCATACCACCTTCTGAAGATTGGTTGCAGGTTATTGATAATGGACAGAACTCAGATAACTCCTATAATTGGGCTTTTAAAGCATTAACCAATAACGAAGGGGATTCTGCAAGAAACCAGCAAGTTAGGTTTGAACAGCCTGGTAACGGTAATCAAGCTTTATATGCCTATGTTAGCCAAGACCCAGTGGCAACTGAACTAAATTGTGAATTAGGTAATTACTACTCTTATGGAGCTTCTGATATAGTAAATATTGGATTTGGTTGGAGTAGTAGAGATGGAGGAGATACTACTGGTAGTGGTGGTATGAATACTCCCGGAGGATATTTAGGAGCTAGAATATCTTTACCGGCAGAGAATGACCGCATTGATATGTATGCAGTAGGTTTACCTATTTATAGTAAACCTCTAAAAATTAAACTTTCTAATATTAGAAAAGTAAAAAAAATTAGTTATGGTAATAACCAGTATACAGGTCTTTCAGTAGGTTATTCTCAACAAGATTATAAGTTAGGTATAGTAATGAGTGTTGGTATGGAAAGTTATTTTCAATTAACTCCAAGTATCCTTAGTGAGTCTGGCGAATACGGTGGAGGAATACAAATCCAAGTAACTTTAAAACAAACTTATAAGGGTTACAGTGGAGATTCTATTGCCGATATTACCTTAACACCTAAGGATTCAAATCTTCCAACTCTATATCTTAACATAGCCTGGGGGAATCCATAGGAGTCTATAGAAAGTTTAAAGATACGATACTATGGCATTATTAATGTATACGGCCATATACGAATAACTTTAAAAATTAACTTTATGTTTAACAACTTAAAACTCAAAAATTATGGGAGTAGAAGTTAAATCTGGTGGTGAGGGCGTAATCGTCGCTGACCGCGGTTGTATGGGACAAAATCAATGACACTAAAGCTGACATTCAGAAAGTAGAGTCTACTGTTCAGGAAGCAAAGGCAGGTATCTATAAAGATATTTCTGATGCTGCTAGAGGAGTAACTCAGGAAATCAGCGGAGTTGCAGCTCTTAAGACTACATCCACAACCCCGGCTTAATAATAACCGTCGTCATTACGTAAGCCAGATTAGGAAGGAGTGCATCTTACATAGGTGTACTCCTTTTTTCGTTTATACCCACCTAAAGATAAAACGATATGGAAAGTGAAGAGATTAAGAAAGAACCAACCAATGGAAATCAACTAAAAGATTTTACTATTCAACTTACATTGCCTGCCCCCAATGCAGAGATAGCAAAGGAAGTAGCAAATAAAGCACAGTCACTCATTGACCAATTTGGATACTATCAATTCTTAAACCTGGTAGACTTTATGCAAAGGAATCCAGGTGCAGTATCATTTGGTTTAAACTTAATTAATAAAAGATGAACATGGAAGATTTGATTTTTTCTAAATTGCAGAAAGGTGATACCATATACACCTTAGAGAGAGACAGACGTTCTGGGTATCCAATCTTTGATACCGCTAAAGTATTAAAAGTTGGTGAAAGTAAACCAAGAGCCACTGGCCCAGATGGAAGCTTTGCCGCAAATACAGAAATCTCTATTCAAGATTCTGTATCTGCTGTTACTATATACCTTCCCACAGATTTAGCAGAGGGTATTTATAATAATGTTTATTACACTACAGACTTACGCAATATCGTAAACGAAGTAAATATCCAAAGAACTAATGCCGTAAATATTCTCAATAACCGAGATAAATATGAGGCAATAGTTACTGAATGCGATAACATATATCATACCATTGAAGGTATGTTAACTCCTCAACAACAACCAGCTCCAGCTTATAAGCAAGAAGAATTTGAAGCTTTTAAAACTGAGGTAGCAGAGAAGTTATCCATGCAACAAGATATTCTTATGAAGATTGCCAGTGAGTTGGGATTAAATAAAAATAACAATGCCAAGCAAAAAGGTTAACATAAACCTCTCGAATAATCTATGTGATATTCAGATTTATGTAGACCCCGTTAAACAACGTCAGGCTGAGAGGTTGATTGCTAAAACTCCCAGTATTATGAAACTCGGTTATGAGTTAGGTACTAGGAAGTTTGGTAATCAACTTCTTCGTATAGTAAGACGTAGTTTAAATAAGGGTCTACCTCCACCGGGTTCCAAAGTTTCTTGGCCTCCTCATGCTACTGCTACACTTAAGAAGTATGGAGCACATACCCTATTAAATCTTACTGGTCAATATGCAAGGTCAGTTACTATGGTAACTCAGAAAGACAGAACCTTTGTTGGTCTTCCTCCAGGATTAAGGAAGATAACATACTCTGGTAGAACTTCTCGAAAAACTCTTAATCAAATTGCTATCATGTTGGAATACGGTAGTAGAGATGGTAATCTTCCACCTCGTCCTTTATGGAAACCTGCTTTTGAGGCAGCCGGTGGAAACGTAGTTTTAGAGAAAGAGATACGAAATCAATTAAGAAAAGAACTTAGAAAATATACAAAGTAATGGCAGATTTTGAAGCAGATAAAACCTCTGGTACTGGTCCTGCACTTGTAATGGTACATCCGTTAAAAGTGAATGATACAGAAGCAGATAAAAAAGCCATCCTTACCATTACAGTTAATGGAGTACCTAAGACTGTAAACCTTATTCAAAAGAAAGGCAGCCTTAACTACGAATACAAATTAGAGGTAGATAAGGAAGCCATCAACCTATTGGGTAAGGGTGGCTCTGATACTTTGGCAATCACTTCTCAACGTAGGGAAATGATTAATGGTACACCCCAAGGAGATTGGGAAAATGTAGAGGTTACGGCAGAATTCTTAGAGGAACCACCCTTTACTGCTGGACTAAGATTTATGGACAATGAAGAAAAGACTCTAGAGGTATCCATTACTTCTAAGAATCACACAGAACAACTTCTTAGCGGAACTATAACTATCAAGCAAGTTGGTGGTCTAACTAAAACTGTAACTGTAACTCAAGCTGCTGGAGAAGTATCATATAGATACTGGGTAGAACCTGCTGCAGTTAATTTAGGTATACCAAAAGACCAAATCTTAAATGCTTACGAAACTTCAGCAGGATTTAGTATTACTGGGTATAGAAGTAAACTCATAGAAGGAAAACAAGTATCACAAGAGGTAATGGCTTTTAAAATACCTACTATATCTCAAACTCAACAAGCTGCAGATACTAACTCAGGTACTAAACTATACTATTGGATTACCGACTACGGTAATATAGCTAATTCAGCACAGGCTACTTTCTCAGCAACTGCCCGAGGAAGAAAAGATGCAGGAGCTATGTTTGGTAGTACTTCAGGAGGTTGGGAATGTATATTTACTGATGGTGGTACATACCAGTTTAATGTAATATTAATACCTCAATTAGTATAATATGGTAAATACAGAAGAAATCGTAGAAAGAACCTTTTATATTTGCCTATTACAAACAGCACTTAAGAAAGGTTTAACTCTTAACCCTGAAGACTACTTACCATTATCACAAGAGAATGAAAAAAGGTTTCAAGCAGATAAGGATGCTATGCCTAAATTCATTCCCATATTTGGTATCGGTAATAATCAGGTTAAGGGTGCAAAGACATGCCCTAGAATTACCATTGAATTGCAAGGGTTCTATAATGGTGATATAGGTGTTAACAAATATATCATTGGTGATAAGCTAGAGGGTGGGAATTACCAAGCATCTGAATTTCCCTATGAAACGAAAGATATAACTCTAGACATTCACCTGGTATCTAATACTCAAGCCGATATGAGGTTACTTCATAATATTATGTATGAAGCATTACCTTCTCGAGGATACGTAAGACCTTATTATAATAACTTAGAAGAATGGGAAGATGGTCGGGTAGCACCAACAGGAAACCTATTTATCGAAATAGGTAATTACTATGACCACCCAGATGAGAGTCATGGTCTACTTGAAAAAGTATATCAGTATACTTGTAAGGATGGTATATTACCTGAGAAGCTTGCTGAAGAGGGTGAACTTGTACCAATTCAAGATATCTCAGTATTGATTGGACTAACCGAAAAGCAAGAATCTGATTTACTTAATCTTAACGTAAAATAGCTCAATACTAGAGGGTATTAAATAAATGAGTAATTAACTTAATTAGTATAAATATGCCTAATTCACCATCTGTAAATTTCGAGTTTAAGAACAACAATGTTCTTCAAACTACTCCTATGTTAGGAGTTTCTTGTGTATTGGCTAGAACTACTAAGGGCCCATACGATGACCCCTCAGAAATCATCTCTACTTTCTCTCAGTTTCAAAGAATTTATGGTTCTGAGATTGTGCCAGATGGTTCTGTATCAAATATCGAAAAAGCCTTGACAGGTGGTTCTAAGCTTCGTGTTATTCGAGTACTTGGTAAGGGAGCTACCCAGGGTACAGTGGCTGCAACTGCAGCAAGTAAAACAAAGGCTGCTGCTAAATCCGAAGAGGAAGGCATAGTACCGGCTTCTGCTGCCCCAGACCCAGCTACACCTGCAGCACTCATTACCATTACCTCAAGTGGAGTTACTTATAGCTTAGGCTTGGTAACTAAAGGTTATGGGGACCCAATCGGTAGTACTGATAGTTTCCAGGTGGGTTTCTACAAACAAGCTAACACCTTGTATTACAAAATCTATTCTGGCAATGGTCAAGTACTTGAACAAGGTCCAGTAATCACTTACAAAACTGCCGATGAAAATAATGATACTTCGGTAGATTACCTTGCTCTTAGTGCATTTGCTAAGAACTCAGAATATATTAAGCCGGTAGTAGTTGCTGGTTCTTCTTTCGAGAATCTTATCAAATGGCTTACTGATAGTGTAGATGGTACAAAGAATGCCGTTACATTAACTGTAGGTGGTGCTGCTCCTACAGAAGATGAAAAGAAGTTTACCGGTACTATCGGTTCTGCAGGTTCTACTCCTACTGCCGATGAATGGATTGCTTCTTTGGACTTCGTAAAGGATTACACTGACTTCTATCAGTTATTCATTTCTCATATCTCTCAACACCTTACTGCTGATGCAGATGTACTCAAGGTATACAAGGCTGCTGCGGATATGGCAAAGGAACTGATGGAATGGGTACTCTATATCGAAGTTCCGAAACACCTTACTCATTATACTCAGGGTACTCAGGCCAGAGATTACAAAGCTCAGGTAACTTGGGTACAGACTTGCTTGGGTACTGTGGGTAACTCTAAGTATATTGCCTATTTCGGTGGTGGACTTAAGTACTACAATGAAAACGGTAATCTTCAAGATTCCGATGTAGTGGGTACCATTGCAGGTTTGGGTGATGCTTCTGCTACTCAATATGGACCTTGGAAATCTTTTGCAGGTATGAACCGAGGAGTTATTGGGGATGCCGTTGGACCAGTATGCCCGAACTATGGTTCTCCCTCTCGGTATTCAGAATTGAATACTCTGGCCCAAAATTACATCAATGAGATGGTAATCAAGGATACTCCTGATGCAGGCAAACAGACAATGCTTTGGCATTGCTTCTCTTCTCAGGTAAAACAGGATTCAGAACGGTTCCTTTCAATCGTAAGATTGAACTTGTATTTGAAGAAGTTCCTTCGTCCTGTACTTAACAAGTACATCGAAGAGCCTAACGTTTGGAGTACTTGGAAGAGAATTTGGTTGGAGGTTAAACCCACACTAGACTCTTTGGTAGATGAAGATGCCATGACCGAATATACCTGGATGGGTGACCAAGATGCAACCTCTTGGGATGATCTCTCGGTTAACAACGAGGCAGATGCTCGTCAAGGTAAGTACCGTGCTATCCTTAAGTATAAGGACGTAGTTCCTATGCAAGAGGTAACTATGGAAATTGTAATTGATGCAGCTTCCAAGTCTGTATCAATTGTGGAATCAAGTAATAACGCTTAAACAATTATAACGATGGGAGCAAAAGTAAAAAATCCACGGAAGAAGTTCTTGTGGAGTATCATGTTCCCCAAGCACCCTATCAATACTTATCTGTTCCAAACTTGTACTTTGCCAGATGTAGAGATTGACCAGGTTGCTCATGGAGACGTTAACCGGGACGTTAAAACTGCCGGTAGAGTTACTGTAGGTAACTTAGTAGTAGGTAAACTTTTAACTACTGCAGGTTCAGATACATGGCTTCATGATTGGCTTTATTCATGCCAAGATATGATTGCTGGTGGAGGTTTGGTACCAAGCCAATACTGGGAAAATGTAATCGTAAATGAACTTGCTGAAGATGGAGTTTCCGTACTTAACACCCACCTCTTCGAAGAGGTATGGCCATGTAAGATTACAGGATTAGACCTGGACAGAATGGCTTCAGAGAACACTATTGAAAGTATCGAATTCTCAGTAGGTACTGTAGATAAGTATTAAAAACGCTTAGTCTATTTTCACTAAGATTTTTAGGTGGGAGGGGTGGGATTCCTAGAAAGGGCTCACCCCTTTCTTGTTGTTACAGCGAACACTATGAACTAAAGTATAACCAAATAACTTATTTAAACATGGAATTAAATTGTAGAACACATGAGTTTATAACCCCATCAGGTTATAAATTCTCAATCAGGGAACAGAATGGTGCAGATGAGGATATCTTATCTAATCCTATGGATGTAAGAAACCTTATGAACCTTACTAAGTTCATTCAGGCAATTGTAGTTGATACCGACTTTACTCCTAATCGTAGATTAACGGTAGAGGATGCAGACCGTATCCCTTTGAATGACAGATACTGTATCTTATTCCAATCAAGAATCTTCTCACTTGGTGATGAAGTAGAATTTGAATATGATTGGGGCCAAGAAGGCGGAGTACAAACTTACGGTCAATCCTTAAGCGAGATGTTATTCGATAACTATGGAGAATTTCCTACAGAAAAGGAATTGGCCGAAAAACCAAACGCTATCCCCTATTATCCAGAACAAGGTAAGCTTACCGATTACGAAGTAATTCTATCTTCAGGTAAGGTAGTTAAATTTGATTTGCTTACTGGTGCAGGAGAAAGAATGTTGGTTACTTTACCAATAGAAAAACAAACTCGTAATGCAGCATTGATTGCAAGGAACTTACATCTTCAGATTGATGGTAAATGGGAAAAGGTAGAAAGCTTCCATTTATTTTCAGTAAGAGACATTGCAGAGATTCGTAAAACAATATTTGAATATGACCCAGTCTTCGATGGTAACACCGATGTAGAACATCCAAGTATACCTGGAAGAATTGATAAATATCCTATAATGCTTTCACCGACTTTTTTCTACCTGACGGAAGCGTAGACCACCCAGGTACATTCACTTATATATGTAGAGCTGAGGTAGCCATTGACTATCTCAGCTTTTTGCGTCTTCCGTATCGAGAAAGGAAAAGATTTAAGGATATAGCCGATGAGTATTATGAAAACTTAAAAAAGAAAACTAGAAAATGATAGACAGAAGAAGCTTAGTCGAGGTCGGTGTTGCAATGGTATTAAGAGACCGATTCTCTAATGAGGCTGGCAGAATATCGAACTCATTTAGAACAATGATGAACGATATGAATACCTGGAATCGAGGTATTCAAATGTCAACTTCTAATGCTTTTGAGTTTGGAAAAGAATTGGTTGGAGGTATGGCAAGGGCCTACCAATATTCTGCAGGAGTATACGACCAAGTATTCTTAGCTTCTAAAATGTCTGGAGCTAATGCTGCTCAACAGGCAAGGCTAATGCAAGTAGCCAAAGAAGTCAATGAGGTAACTCCTCTTACTGCTGCAGATATTGCATCAGGCGAAAGGTACTTGGCAATGGCTGGTAACAATGTAGAGCAAATCGAAAGAATGATTGGCCCTGCAGCTAAGCTAGCTTCTATCTTCAGTATGCCTCTTGGTCAGAAAGGTGGAGTTGCTGACTTGATGACTAACATCATGCAGACCTTTAATATACCTTCACAGAATGCTACTCAGGTAGTAGACCAATTGGCAACTGCAGTAACCTCTGCAAATATTTCTCTAACAGACCTTGCCCAATCTTTCCAATATTCAGGAGCAGAATTTAGAAATGCTAAAATCAGTATGGGTGATGCAGCTGCAGCCATTGGAGTACTTGGTAATCAAGGTATCCAAGCTTCATCAGCTGGTACTGCATTAGCAAACATGATGCGCTATTTAACACTTTCCGTAACCGGGCAGAAAAAGGGAGGTGGTGAGATGCTAAAATCTTTAGGCATTGACCCAAAAACTCTAGTAGATGCCTCGGGTAATCTTTTGAGATTAGATAAGATTATATCTATATTGGGGGATAAACTTAGAGGTAAACGAGGAATAGATATCTCCTCTGCTCTGTTTAATATCTTTGGAGTTCGTGGTACAAGAGCTGCTTCAGCTTTACTTCAGGATTACTGGACTGGAGCTAATAAGCTTACTGAACTTATGGATAAGGTTGCAGGTGCAAGTGGTACAGTAGAAAATTTAACTCAAGAAAGATTACAAACTCCTGCAGGTATTATCGAACAGTTTAAATCAAACTGGGAGAACTTTATTGTAACTGCAGGTTCTACACTTGCCGAAGTTTTTAGCCCAGTACTTAAATTAGGTTCTGGTATCCTAAAGATTATTAACAGTATGCAAGAAACTTGGGCAGGTAAATTCTTGGTAAAGGTAGTTGCAACTGGTGCAGTAGTAGGTACTCTATATCAAGGATTTAAGTTTATTCAGGGTACTATCAAGATGATTAGTACCTTCCAGGCTTTAGCTACTTTAGAAACTAATGGTATGGCAGAAGGTATGGTAAGAACTAATGTTCAAGCTTCAATCCTTGAAGGTCACATGAGAAATATCTCAGCAATGATGATGAGAATGACTGCTATGCAAATGGCTCCAGGTAAATTCTTTGCATTACCAATGGGAGGTACCATAGGTAAAACCCGAAAAGGTACTGTAGTAGCAAGAGATGCAAGAGGAAGATTTACTTCAATGAGTACTCTTGCAGGAGCAGGGGTTGGAGCAGCAGTAGGTTCTACCGTAACTAAAACTGCAGGCCAACAGATTGCTAAGAAAGGTGCTATGGGATTTGGTGCTAGATTACTTGGTGGTAGACTTTTAGGATTCTTAGGTGGGCCTTGGGGACTACTAGCTTCTATAGCTATTCCTGCATTAATCGAAGTAATCGGTGGTCTTACAAATTCTGTGGATAAGAATACTGCGGCTTTAACCTCTGAAGAAACTAAAGCTTCCATTCAGGATAGAAATCAACAAGCTTTTGTTGATGCCGTTAGGAGTGCAATCAGAGATGGATTTAAGGATTCAAGAATTAATATATCAGTAGATGGAAACGAAGCTGGAGACTTTGCTCCTGGTGGTCAACAGGATTTTACTGGTATATCTTTAGGATTAAACTAAACAATCATGGCAAGAATATTAAATCAAATAGCAGGTGGGGTTGTTGAAAAATACAATGACCTCACCAGAGATTCTGCAGGAGTTCTTACTGGTCCTCTGAATAAGCTTTGGAGAGCAAGAATTTATCTCAATAGAGCAACTTCTACATTGCCTAAAGATACTGCAGATAAAGGGAAGGTATATGACCCTAATAACCCATTTGGACCAAGAGCTAGTTCAAAGAATCCTAAGTTAAACCAAAGGATTCAGAATCAATATCGAATGGAATTAAAACATCAAGTAGAAGGTGGAGTTCCATTCGGATATGAAGAAATGGACCCAGCTAAAGGTCAGAGTGTTACAAAGAATAAAGAACTTTTCTTAGTAATGCCTGAGGTAAGAAGTATGAATCAAGTAGTGATTTATAATCTTACTGCTAGCCCATATCAATATATCACTATTCAGAACAGACCACCTTCAATTGATTTTCGAGGAGAAACTACTTGGGCAACGATTAAATCTATGGGACGTAATACTCCTATGTATCACTTTACGGGTAGTGAGGATATAATTCAATTCAATGTATCTTGGTTCTGTAATGACCCTGATAATCCAAAAGAGGTAATTACTAAATGCCGACTATTGGAAATGTGGACTAAGGCAAACGCTTATCAGGCAAGTCCTCCGATTCTAAAAATCGAATGGGGCAGTTCTGGTATATTTGATAATCATCAATACATTCTTACATCTGCAACTTATACTCTGAATAACTTTAGGAATGCCTCAAGGACCAGAGTAGCAGGTAAGTCAAGTACAATCGAGGATTTAAAGTTATTGCCTGCAGCTGCAACTCAGGAATTAATCTTCAAAAGGGTAAGTGCTTATAACTTATCTTATCAAGATATTGTAACTGAAGAAGATTTAAAGAATACAAAAGGAATACAGATATGATAGACTTAAATCAATACCTAACAGGAGCAAGTCCCTATGATGGAGCCATTGCTCTTAAGTATGATGAGGGGGATTATTCATTAGAGGTAACTCCTCCAAATGTTCCTTACACTGATAACGATAAACAACATACTGTATTGGATGGAGAAACTATACAGAATATTGCCTATCGTTACTATGGTGACTCTGGTAAGTGGTATCTGATTGCCGAAGCTAATAATATCTTGAACCCTTTTCAAGAATTAGAACCTTATCAAATTTTAAGAATACCAATGTATGGCTGAAATTAGAAAACCTAACCAACCAATACTTTATAATGGAACAGCAACACCTTACATGGCTCTGTTCAATTCTGGAGGTATGCCTATAATGAATCCCATTACTGGCATACCTCTTGGCGCTTATATAAGTAATTGGAGCTACAAGTATGATGAGGAGAAAGAGAACTTAGCTACCATTACATTTGATACTGGAGACCCCGATACTGTAGATATCGAAGATCTCCAGGAAAGCTCAATTATTTACCTTCAGTGGGGATACATATATCCAGATGGTCAATTTATCTCTAGCCCAGTACGAAGTATCAAGGTTAGAGATTTGGATTGTGTATTCGATTCTACTGGTACTCATGTGACGATTAAGTGTATAGATACAGTTGGAGATTTAAGATTCCAACCACCTTATACTCATTCGGATTTATCAGAACACAGTTTATCCAACTTCTTGGATAATGGTTGTAACGATGATATAGGCGTAATCATAGAAATATTTCAGTAATGGCTAAACAAATAATAAGTAATAAAGTTTACGAGTCACTACAGGTCCCGACAGAACAAAGTCGAACTACTACTGGAAAGATACTTTACGCTAACAGGTTTAGTGGAGTAGCTCAAGTAGCTATGCCCAGTGATTTAAAGTCCTTGATAGATAGTGACTTGGGATTAATAGGAAATAACATCTTAGTTCAATTAGAACAAAAGATGAAAGGGTATGCAAATGGTCCTTGGTATATTGATTCCCGGGATGGTGTAATATACATACACAACCGTAAGTTTCAAGAAGAACCAGAATACAATTATATTTACCAATCAGAAAATGGAGAAGTACTTAGAGTATCATTCGCTACTCAGAAAGTAACCAAAAGGGTAAAGGCTCAATTAACTCAAGCCTTAGACCCAGAAGATAAAGGTTTAATTGTAGGTTCAACAGATATCACAGAACCTGAAAAAGAGAAAGAGGAAGTAACTTTACTCAAACCATTTGTAGCTCAAGTAGATAATACAATGGTAGTAAATTATGGTAGTGTACCTTACGAAGATTATCGTAGTCATCATACTACTAATATTGCTGCCGAGATGGAAGCTGAACAAAGGTATGGAGCTAAAGCTCAAAAGTATAATTCTGCAATGAAAGAGTATGGTTCTCAGAAACCATATGTTGCTTACAATGCAGGTAAACAAGAGGCTTTAGATAATCTGAGTACTGAGCAATATCGAGAAGCAATTAATACTGCTGTAAACAATTTACCGAACGATAAGAAAAGGGTTATTCAGCAAATCTTGAAGAACTCTAAGAACGGTAAAGAGTTAGAAAGTAATCTTAGGCAATTACTAGAAAACGAAAGATACCTATTTACTGGAGAATATAAAATGGAATACCTTGCAGAAGAATGGGTAGACCCAAGAGAATATGACCCAGAAGGTGGAACTATAACTCACATGGTGAATATCAGAACTTTTTCAAGTAATCCTTATGAAAAACAAATGATAGATAACCAATCTCAGAGAGGTATATCTGCAATGGAAAAGAATCCATATATTACTGTATACCCTGATACCTATAAAGTAGAGTATTCTGGAGATGGAGTTACTACACCCACTATGACTCGAAAGGTTAAAGCTAAAGTTAAGATACGAAGAATGAAGAAGGTACCATTCTTAGTACCAATCTATAAGTTATATCATAATCTCTTTAGTAGATACGGCGGAGCAGATAAGGTTACTTGGGCAATGAATGCTAATGCCAATGGAGGTCTTAAGATATCCGAAAGAAAGTTGGTATGCCAAATGACTGTAGTAGGTAGACCTTCATTACAATCTTCTCAGATAATATCTTTAGAGAATGTAGGAAAAAGGTGGTCAGGCTTTTGGTATATCAAGTCAGTACAACATTCAATGGATGCAGGTCAAGGTTATCTCTGTACATTAGACTTGGTTAAGAATAATGCAAGGGATGGACAGACTACATCTAAGACCCAACTTAGTACTCAGGACATTGTAAGTAATGATGCTAAGGATTCTGCTAAAACTGACTTTGGTAAGAACAAGAAGAATACTGCTAATGCTTCCGATATTGTACATGACTTTACCTACAATGAAGTAGTATACTTCGTAGAAAGATACATGGATGATAAGGGTAGAATTATCGATAAGAAAGGTGCAGGAGAGTTCTTACAGAATAAGTTCTATTATGATGAGATAAATGCTAAAGACCCTCAGGCTCTTGCTGCAGGTACAGTTCGTACAGAAGGTACAGTAGTAACTTCAAATGGTACAGCAATCTATGGTAAGACCAATGTGGTAAAGGCAGACCAATCGAAGGTTACTCCTTCTATGAAAGAAAGGTATAACTTTGATGAGTTTAATTGGGCAATGAAAGCTTATGAACGATATAAATCCAACAAGAAATAATGTACTCAACAGCTAAACTATTAACAGAAGAGGGTATCGAAGGTTTAGGTAGATACTACTCTGTCTACCGTGGCATAGTGGTAGATAATAATGATACGGAGAAACATATGAACCGTATCAAGGTATGCTGTCCAGAAGTCATGGGTGGAATTATTACATGGGCCTATGCAAAAGGCCAACATGGTTCTATCAACAATGGGTTCAAGTACTTAGCTCCTAAGGTTGGAGATATAGTATTTGTTACTTTTGAATTTGGAGACCCAACTAAACCCCTATGGGAATATCATGGTTGGGGACTACAACAAATACCAGACCCTTTGGATGGTCCTAATAAAATGGGTATTATAACTCCAGAAGGAAATGTAATGGTACTTGATGATGATAATGGAAAGCTAACTGTTTATATAAATGGAGATGTAGGCATTGCTGCTAAGGGAAACATTTCTATTCAAGCACAAGGAGATGTAAGTGTAGGTTCTGGTGATACAGTAATCTTAAATAAGGGAGAGAATCAAGGAGTAGTTAATATCAAAGAACTAACCGAGAAACTCAATAATACCATTAAAGAACTGGAAACTCTAAGAACTTTATTCAATTCTCACGTACACTCGGGTGTAACTACTGGACCAGGTTCTTCAGGTCCTACTGTAACTCAAGCAAGTCAACCGTTCTCTACTTTCAAACAAGAAGATTATGAGGACACTAAATGTATACACTAATGGATAACTATCTTACTAACATCGTTGGAAAGGGTATGATATTCCCTATTCAACTTACGAGAAATGAAAAGGGTGAAACCGGTTGGTATCCCGTTAATGGTGATATGGCTTTGGTAAGAAATAATATAAGCTCTATAATGTATTATTTAATAGGACAACGATTTCGACAGGAAAACTTTGGGAATCGCCTATGGGAATGTATAGAAGAGCCAAATACACAAGCCCTAAGTTTTATTATTAAAGAGTTTATTAAAAGCTCAATTGGTGCATGGGAACAAAGGATTACCTTTAAGGGTATCACCGTTTCTAGACAAGGTGCTAAAATAAACATAGAAGTTCATTATGTAGTTAATGAAACTTCTACTAGTCAGTACCTGTACCTGACCTATGATAAAAATGAAAATTCATTAAACTCTTATTAATATGGGAATCACTAATAAATGGCTCAACCCTTATCAGAGGTCTTACCAACAGATTAAGGCCAAGCTGATAGAATCACTTACGAATATCAAAGACAAAGATGGCAATGTACTCGTAACTGATTACTCGGAAGGAAATATCTTAATCATTATCCTTTCATTATTTGCGGCAATTGCCGAAGTTCTTCACTACTACATTGATAATATGGCAAGGGAATCATTCTTGCCTACTGCTCGTAAATACAGTTCAGTAGTTAAGCATGGTGCTTTGGTAGATTATCATGCAAGAGGTGCTATTGCAGCATCAGTAGATTTGGTAGTATCCAGGGATGTATCTGGAGATTCTATTAGTGCTAAATTAACTATACCTTCTGGAACTTTATTTACAGATTCTAATGGTAACAAATGGTTATCTTCTAGGGATGTAACTTGGTATGCTAATGTAACTACTTGTAAAGTTCCAGTTGTACAACATGAATTATATACAGAAAGCCAGATAAATGGAATGGTTATACCTTCAGATGAAAGGGTAACTATTACCCTGGGTACATTACCTAATGGTAAGTACTACGAACATGGAACTATGAGTATGAAGATTGGTGGAGAATCTTGGGTATTGGTAAATACCTTTGCTTACTCAAAACCAACCGATAAACATTTCATGGTTACCATGGATGAAGCTTTAAACCCTTATATCTTATTTGGTGATGGTAAATATGGACAGAAGCCAGCAGCTAATGCTAAGATATCTGAAGTTAAGTTCTACCTTACTACGGGTATCAATGGTAATGTAAAATCTGGTATGATTACTTCTGTACCTTCAGTTATATCTTCATCAGTAACGGATGCTACAATATCTAATACTTATGCTGCAGGTGGAGGTTCATCATACGAAAATTTCAATATGCTTAAGGAACATATACCTTTGAGTGTAAAGACTATGGGAGTAGCTATTACCAAACAGGACTTCATAGACTTAGCTAAACTGGTTGATGGGGTTAGTAAGGCAAAGGCAGAATACGAATGTGGTAGAAAACTAATCGTTTATATATCTCCAGATAATGGTGCTACTGCTGACTCCAATCTTATTCAAAAGGTATATGATGTATTACATCAGAACTCACCACTTACCACTTGGTTAACAGTTAAGTCTGCAGGTAAGGTAAACATTATCTTGGATGTAGAAGTTACAGGGAAGAAGTCTTATAAGACATCGGAAATACAATCTCAGATTCTAAGTGCATTATTTAATGCTTATTCTCCGGAAGCCTCAGACATTGGTGGCAGCGTAAGAATCTCTGATATCTATGCACTTATAGATAATCTTGAATCGGTAGATTATTTACACTTGAAGAAGTTTTATACTAAACCCTGGCCTACTACAGTATATGGTAACAAAGAATTAATCCTTGGTCAATTCCACTTGGATGAAGCTAATGGTAGTATGTCTTATTTTATCTCTTTCTCTTCAGGTACTCAATTTACAGTACGTTCAGTTAAAGGAGGTTTTTCTTATGATGGTCAAGTAGGTAAGACTACACAGATTAGGGATACTATAAATGGCTTTATCTTTGCCCTTGATATCCAGGACAATGGTTATCAATCAGGATTCAGATATACTATAACCATTGCAGAACCAAACAAAGATTACACAGACCCAGGTTATAACATCCCGGTATTCGAAGACTCAAGTCAGTTAACACTTAAAGTAAACGAAATAGTATGATAAATCTTAAAAACCTAATTGATTTTTTACCTTTCGAATTTAAAGAGCAAGATACTTATAAAGTCGACGGTAAGGGCATATTAGAAAGATTTCTAGAAATTTGTGGTAACTATTTCCAAGAAGATATAACTAAAGATATTGATAATATTCTAGATATAATCGATATCGATAAAACTCAGCAGAGGTATTTAAACTACCTCTGGGAGTTCTTGGGAGCATTGCCCTTTGCTAGAACTGGAGAACATAAAGGAGTTCCCAACTTAAGTGATGAACAGATTCGAACTATCTTAAAGTATTCAATTTCATTATTTAAGATTCGTGGCTCAAGAAAGTTCTTCGAAATTCTTTTCAATATGTATGGGTTAACATGTACAATTACAGACCCAACAGATGGAGCAATGGATAAATGGGAAAAGGTAGACCCCTTATATGATACAGACTATTTTCAGTACGACAAATATAATTATGATAAGATTTATGGTTGTGCTCAATGTATAGAAGTAGGTATTTCTATAAGTGGTCATGGCTTTACTTCTCCTACTCCAGAGTTCAAGTCTTTCAAACAATCAATAGATAAGTTGTTCGATAGATTCTTGCCTTATAATGTATCTGGGAAGATTGCCTATGGATTTGACTTAGCCTATAATTATAAGATTGTAGCTGAGCCACTTATCAGTCCTGCAAAGATTGTAACCGGGCATATAACTGAAGTACCTATCAGAGTAACAGTTACATCAGATTATGATGATGCTGATTTAAGATACCAGGTAACTGGGTATGACCCATCGGAGAACAAATGGAGTTCAAAGAAATATGAAAGTGGTTCTATCTTCTATGCAAGAAAAGGTAACCAAAGATATTATTTCAGGAGCGTAGGAGATAATTCAGTAACTACCTATGTAGATATAGGTTTAGAATACTACACTAAATCTTATCATATCTATGCTGACATAGTTGAGGGAGGAACAGACCCAGATAACTTGGTAATTACTGGTACTAATCCCGTAATCAAAGTAAAGGTAACTGCTAATATGAATTATCGGGGCAATATTAAACCCGTATCTGTACAGTTACTTAATACTTATGAAACTAAGGATTCTGGTTCTATTTGGGAAATAACTTCTGCTGGTACTTATGAATGGGTTATTGTAGACTTCCCAGCAAAGAAAGTAACCTTAACAGTAACTGCTATTGCTACTAACTACACAGTACTCTGTGAACCTCGAAATATAAATCTTACCAATGGTGAGAAATCTTTAATAACCATACGTTCTTCAGACCCTAATGAAGATACTAGCCAACTGATTGCAGTATGTATTTCAGACCCAGGTATCTTAGTTCGTAATGGTCAAAGATGGGCACCAACTACTACTGGCACATTCCAATTCAGATGTACCAAAGATGATTCTGGTAATACAAGTAATTATGGTACTGTAGTAGCTTATAGACTAGGTTATACAATTACCTATGATATAGGTGTATCTAATAAACGATTAAACCTAAATGCCCAAGGTTCTGCCTCAGTTAATCTTTGGGTTACATCTGGTATTTATTATTCTACTTTTGAAAGTGCAAACTTAGGTTATTATTTTAATACCGAAGTAACAATCTACAAAAAGAATACTCAGGGTACTTGGGTAAAATTGGGAACTACAAAATTAACTGACCGTTATGTAGTTGGTCCTGATTTCTATTATGGTAGAAATACAGAATACCAATTCAATGAAGCTGGTAGTTATAAATTTGAATCTGTAGGGGATGCCAGTAAGTCTGTAGAAGTAGAAGTACTTGATTATGTACCAGCTCCTCAATCATACTTATGGTTAGAACCCTTGAATGAAGATGATGAGAATTGGTATGAATTAGAACCTTACTCAGAAGAAGCAGAAGATGCAGGGAAGTATATCAAGGCAGGATATCAATTAACTAAATCTAAGAACTGTCAATTCTATTTACGTTGGGGAGACGGTGGTTCTGTTATAACTGGTATAATTCTTGATGGTTTTTCTGAAACCTATGATTCAAATATTCTTATTACTATGGATAAAGCAGGTAATTATGAATTTTACTATCAAGGCTCCGTAGTTAATCTTACAGTTAAAGATGTTATACCTAAGTATACATTAACCTGTAATCCAGTAAGTGCAGAATTAAGTAAGGATATACAAGAAGTATCTACTATCGTAACCTGTACTTCAGATACTGGAGAAGTTTCAGATATTGTATATGAGACAGCTCCAGATGTAGTTCATCCAAGCCCTTATCAATTCTTCACTAATCTGCCAGGTAAACATACTTTCTATGTGAAAGCTAATCCTGCAGTTAAAGCAGTATTCATCGTAAATCTGTTGGATGTAGTTGATAAGACAGAACTTACTTGGGAATCCAATGATATTTCGGAACAAGGTATTAATATATTAGTTCCGGAAGGAACAGAATGGTCACTTAAAATAGAATAAACAAAATGGAAAGCAGCTCTTTTAACACACTATTTAAAATTGGTATCATTGGATTTACTTCTGAATGTTATGCCATTATCTTTGATTTAAGGTGGATGATTTTATTAGCCTTTGTACTAATCCTTGCAGACTTCTGGTTTGGCATATCTGCAAGTAGGGCAAAGAAGATTGAAATAAGAAAATCTAGAGCCGGGAGAAGAACTCTTAATAAAATCATTGATTATCTGTGTTACATCTTACTGGGTGCCGTAATAGGTAAAGCCATCGGAGAACCTTACGGATTAAATCCAATAACAGTATCTATAACGGTAATGGTATTATGTTACTGTTTTGAGATAGATAGTATTTATAATCATATCTGTACTTTACATGGTGTAGAAAAGAAGTACAGTATCTGGTCTATCTTTTGGAAATTGATAACCTTCAAGTTCAAGGCTGTAGGAGAGGCTTTCCAAGATATGAAAAACCAATCGAAAGAATATAAGAGTAATAACAATAACGAAGATACATTATGAAAACGTATTTTGATTATGAAGGTATAATAAAGTCTAAGGATGCAGCTGAAGCAATAGCTGCACCCATAGGTATGGGTCCATTTTGTGGATTTGGCTCAGCAACGATTGTAAACAATGCAATCACTCTCTTACCTAATGGAGAACCTACATCTCCTGCATATCAAGCAATGAAGGACAGAATCCTTTCAAGATATATGACTAAGGCTGTAGATTCTGGTGAAGGACCCGATACAAACTTTGGTTGTATAGCAAGAGATGGTACAATCTACATTTCTGATAGTGCTAATATTAGTATACCTAATATTGAAGGCTCAAAGGGTTCTAATGAGGATGTAATTGTATTTGCTTATCATACACCCTTAGAAGAACCAGTACAGAACCCAGTACAGTTCAGGGCTTTCTGGAACGAGTCTAATTCGTTCTATTCTCTGTACAAGAGATCTGTAGACCCACTATATCCAACACCTAAGGATACTAGAAACTTATCAAAAACAAACGTACTAGAAGATAATGAATTATCATATGAGTCTCTAGTGAATAGAGCTATGGCTTCAGTATCTCAAGGTTTGGTAGACAAATCCTCAATGGTATTGATTGGTATATATGGTCAAGGTACCAACTCAATGGATAACATAGTAGAGAAATATTCTATTGTTCCCTATGCAGGGAAGTTTCCCCAACCAGTAGAATATAATACTGCTATCCATGGAATGCAACAAGCAAATATAGAAACTCTCTTACGACTATTACAAGGATTCCCTAATTTTGATATCAAGGCTTACATTGATGAAAAGCTTGGTGGTATGGCAGGAGCCAATATACCAAGAGGATTAATTGCAATGTGGAATGGAGTTTCCGTACCAGAGGGCTGGGCTTTATGTAATGGTCAGATTGTAGAAGACTTACAGACACCAGACTTATCAGGTAAATTCATTGTAGGTTGGTCATCTGGTAATGAAGATTACAATTTGATTGGTAATACTGGTGGCCAAGAGAAAGTAACTCTTTCTACTCAGGAGATACCTTCTCACGTTCACAACTTTGCAGATGCTTACTTTATTGAGGCTTACGATGGTATCGGTATTAATGGTAGTCAGTGGATTGGTAATAACCTTTATGGTAGTAGTAAAACCGATAGGGATAATTCTTATGTAGCACTTTGGGACCATGATACCCGAGCTGCAGGTGGAGGTCAACCTCATGAGAATAGACCACCGTACTACGTACTGGCATATATTATAAAACTATAATAATATGTCTTAACTACTTATATTGTTGACAAAGAACTTTTAATTTATGATGTTGAGAAAGGGACGTTGGGAAACGCCCCTTTTCTTTTGTGTTAGTAGTGAAGTTCTTCCTTAGCTTTCTCTTCCCAATATAAGATATCCTGTTTGAGTTCTCCTATGTATTTAACTGACTTCTTAGTTCTAGGCATATCAAAGAACTCAACCAACATTATATTGGTGATTCTTTCTCCATCCTTAATTCGTTCCTTAATATAAGGAGGTGGAGTAAGTAATACTTCAAATACCATATAAGCATCGGGAGATAACTTCTCTTTCATATACTTATATAATAATTCAAGCATTTCTTCCTTAGCCTTAACTTCTTCATCGTCATCCTCTAACTCTTTATCATTATCAAATAAGTCTTCAAGTTTGAATAGGTTCTGATTGTATTCTGCAATCTCTCCATAGGCAAATCGAAGAAGCTTATTCTTAAATGTAGCAAGAGAAGAAAGGATTCTTGCTTTAAGATGTTCTTCACTACAAGTACCATAGTACTTATTAAAAACAAATAACATTTTATCCCAGAAATAAGAAGATATTATATCTGGAGTAAGGTTAAACCTTTTGTAATCAATCTGTTTGGTAAGGTTCCGAATAACTGGCTTACAAACTTTGTATAACCGATTAAACATTGCTTCATCATAATCCTGCATGGGTTTTAATCTATGAAGCTCTGAACCATTGTTTCCATTACATTTCCTCATATTCTTTAAGTATTTCGTTATGCAAATATAATAAATATATTTTATATAATATAAGAATATCAAAAAATTTCACCGAGCGGCTGAGGATAAGAAGACTAGATATTGTGGACATGAGTTCAGAACTACACGAGGACTATCAAAATCTATTAGTATATAATATTGCAATATAATAATGTATGAAAAAGAATAAAATTAAATTTAGCTTTGCACCTGACTTTCAGTTAGAGATTCTCAGGTTCATCATTCAAGATAAGGAAGGAGGTTTAGTACTAAGCAGAATAAAACCAAGCTACTTAGTACTTATCGAACATTCCTTAATATGTGAAGGTATACTTGAATACTTTAAGAAGCAAAGAAAGATACCATCACAGAATGTCCTTAAACAAGTACTCAGAGAAATGCTAGAATCCAAAAACTATGTTGACCTGGTTACTAAGGACGATATTCCAAACATTGAGAAAGTTATTAAAAATCTTTATTCAATTCAATTATCCGATTCAGAATATATTAAAGAGAAAATCTATCAGTTCTCTACCTATGTTGAAATGAAGAACTTAAATGATTCATTCGACTTAGATAACTTCGAACAGTACGAAGAATATTCTAGAAAGGTAGAGAAGGTTTTACAAAGAAGTAGACCTAAACAGGAGGATGAACCTTTATTCATGATTCGAGATGTTACTGAACGTCAATTTAAAAGGCAGGCAGAACCCTCAGTAGTACCATGCCCATTTAGGCAACTAAACGATTTAACCAATGCGGGAGGATTCCCAGGTGCATCAATCAATGTAATCTTGGATAAACCTAAAGCAAAGAAAACATTCTTCATGGTTAACCTTGCAAGAGGTTACCTTAGAATGAAGAAGTCAGTTTATTATGTGGACACAGAAAATGGTCAAGAACAAATCATGGACCGTTTCATTCAATCAAGTATCAATAAAACTAAGAAGGAATTATATACTGGAGATTATGATAAACTCGAAGCTAAGCATTTAAGGAAACTTGCAAGGTTTGGAGTTGAATTAATCGTTGAAAGAGTACCTGCATTGATTACTGATTGCAATTATATAAGAGAGAAGATACTTACTCTTAGAAGCCAGGGAATTGATATTAAGGTATTGATGGTTGACTATGCAGGGAAGCTTGCTTCTATTGCAAAGGATAAAGAGGATTTTGATAGAATCTCAAATGTATATATTGACTTACAGAATCTTGCTGAGGATTTGCATTTAGATGTTGTATGGACTGCTCATCATATTACTCGTGAAGGTAAGAAACATCAAGCAACCAAGTATGATGAGAATGATATATCCGGTTCTATTGCAATTGTTCGTAATGCTCAATTTATAATGGGTCTTAACAGTACAGAGCAAGAAGAGAAAGATAATATCCTTCGTTCAGAGATTGTAGTACAAAGGGATGGTCTTCCTTCTGGTAGAGCCTTATTTAGGTGTGATGTAGAAAGGCAAAGATGTACAGAGTTTACAAGGGAACAACGTAAACAATATGATGAAGTGTATTCTGGAGTATTAGATTCTATGATGAAGAGTTCTAAAGATAATCCCTCTGCAAATAAAGAAAAGTATGAGAAGAAATCAGGTGATATCTAAAAGAAAGTTAATCTCTAATATAGTAGGGTGGCCAGATTATTATATTTCTAAGAGAAGTAGGTTATATAGATACTACCCTAAAAGAAAAGTATGGATGTTATTAAAAGGTACCCTCAATCGGGGTAGGATATATCATATATTAAGAGATAGTAATAAACATAAAAGGATTCAGGCTTCTAGATTAGTAGCCTTAGCTTGGGTACCTAACCCAGAGAGTAAACCTCATGTATGTCATAAAGATAATAACCCTTGCAATAATATACATACTAATCTTTATTGGGGTACACAGAAAGAAAATATACAACAGTGTATCAGGGATAATAGATTTAGACCTCAAGGTAAAGTACCCATATCTAGAAAGGATATACTTAATCTTAATAAGGATTATTTAAACGGTGTTACTATAAAGGAACTAAAACAGAAATACAATATAACCCATATTCATAGATACGTTAAAGAAACTAAAAAGAGATATAGATTAGGACATGATAGGGTACGAGAGTTAATTAGGGATAAAGCCAAGGGTTACTCCAATAAAGAATTGGGAGAAAAGTATAAGCTAAGTAAAGCTAGTATTAGTCACTACTTAAATAGAAGTTTATGAAAATAACAAACCAGTTTAAATCTAGACTAAGAACTTACTTCGTTAAACGATTAGGTGCTTTTGAATATCGAAGAGGCTGGATGAAACTCCCAGTATGCCCTTACTGTCACAGAGAATTAAAAATGGGAGTTAACTTATCAATGTATAGAACCAATTGCTTCAGATGTAATGAACATCCGAATCCTTCACAGTTGGTTATGGATATAGAAGGATTCGAAACATACTATGAATTAATTAACTTCTTAAACAGTGGAAAATTTGATGAGCTTGAATTTCACGAAGAAAAGGTTGAACTTGCAGAAGCCAAACCTTTGTATTTACCCGAAGGATTTAGAATCCTTAACATTGGCCAGTCACAAGTTGCAAAAAGCATTAGAGGATATGTCAAGAGCCGTGGCTTTGTCATCTCTGAGTTGTCTAAGCATGGAGTTGGCTATGCGACGAAGGGGGCTTACTTTGGGTACCTCATTATACCCTTTTATTACAGAGGACAACTTAGATATTATAACGCGAGAAATGTTATCGGGCAAGGTCCTCGGTATAACAACCCTAACAAAGATATCACAGGAGTTGGCAAAGAATTTATCATATTTAATTATGATGCGTTGGAGATGTATAGGTCGGTATACATCTGTGAAGGTGCACTCAATGCCCTTACTATTGGAGATAGAGGAATTGCCACAATGGGTAAAGCTATATCTGGATATCAAGTCAATGAATTACTTAAATCCTCATGCGAAAGATTTATTATATTGCTGGACCCAGACGCCAAGAAATACGCAATCAATCTTGCGCTCAAACTTGTTGCCTATAAAAAAGTCAAGGTGGTGTTTTTACCAGAAGGAAAAGATGTAAACGATTTAGGGAGAAAGGAAACTCTTAGGTTAGTATATCAAACAAGGTATCAAAGTTATCAAGATTTAATTCAAATCCGAAACTCTTTGGAGTAAGGATTACCTATTATATTATATAACTTAAAATATTAATGATATGATGAAGATAATCGATTATGTAGTTAAGACTTCAATAGTTTTGGCTGCTCTTTTAATTATGGGATATTTCTTCCCAGTTGTAAGTTGGTTTGAAAAACCCCAACCAAGGAAGAATATGGTTTTCAGATGTGAGATGGTTGATGGTAAAGTTAGGGATTATACTTTAAACTTACCCGAAAATGTTACTTGGTATGTAGGTACCAATAGAGGTTCATATTATGTATCATTTGGTTCTCCCACTAAAAACCTTTATGGGAAGAAATGCCCAATAGATAATAACGAGGGTTGTATTAATGGTGTTTTAGTTTGTAATAGAGTAAAATGAGAGAACCCAGTATTCACATTACTAAGTCTCAATTTGAGGAAATATTAAATACCTTAGAGGTAGATAACTTCCCAGTTGAGGCTTTTTTTGTTATTGCACGAAAAGAGGCAATAAATACTAGAGCAGTGGTTGTTTCTAATAAAGGGACAACTAAGAAAGTAACTAATATATTACTAGCATCTAAGGGTAATGCTTCCCTTGTTGCCGATATATTATATGCTACTCGTATAAAGCTTAAGCATAGAGGAGTTCGTAAAATAAACGAAAGTAATACAAGGGAATGGGCTTTATGTAAAAAGCTTGCTGAGATATGTAATACCTTTTGTGAGGATTTTAAATTTGATACTCGGGAAGGATTTATTAAATACATTGAGACTGGTTTAAAGAGGATGACAGATTATCGTAATGTTATGCAAAGGTTAATATCCATGCAGGACAACATTACTAATCAAACCGAAGCTGAGATTAAATTACAGTCAGCAGATTTAGAACTTACTGCTAAGGTACATGATTACTTTGTAAGTAAGATTGCTAAGGCAACTGGTATATATGAATCCTATGAAAAGAATCCTGAGAAGTATGTTCACTTCGCTTATGTAGCAGCATTCCTAGAGGAAGAAGGTTGGGATTATAAGGATTTCATAGATGCTCAGTTTGAATCCTTAGCATGGTGTAATGGTCTACCCGATATTGCTCAATTATATACTGATAAAGCAGTAGAAAGGTATAATAAGTATTTATATAAAAATAAGAATAAAAAATCCTTAGAGGAACCTCAAGTTGAGGGCTCTCTCTGGGATAAGATTAATAATTAAAACATAACGTTATGAAAGCTTTAAGATTTTTAGGTAACAGAGTAGAGGATGCAGCTAATGCTTTTATTGATGTCCTCAAGTATTCGGACCAGTCAGTAGATTACCCTGATTTCAAGGACATTGAACCTTGGCCAAAGGATATTGTTAATATGTTCAAGGATGCACTAAAGGATAAACCTTTCTCTGAGATTAGTGCTATCCTTATGTATACTCAACAGTCGTCAAGGTTTGAACCCATTGCAGAGCTAATGCTTGGTATTGGTTTAGTAGAAATGAGACACTACGACAAGTTATCAGATTTTCTACAAAAGGCAGACCCCTATGAACAGGATTCTGTGATGGATATCTATCCTAAAGTGGAAATAGGTTTTTCTCCTGAAAGTGCTTTGAAGATTGCCTGGAACTCTGAGATAGAGACCATTGGCAATTATAAGAAAATTATGAATAGTCTAGCCTTATATAGTGAACGGGCTGATTATGATGATGTGATGTATTTGTTGAATAAGTTAATTGCCGATGAAGAACATCACATTAAGCTTATCAAGGAAGCTATGGGAGTAGATGATTCTACTAAGAAAGGTGTAACTGTAATTATCAAATGAGTAGGATAATCATACAGAATGGGAATATGTGCGAACTGGACTTACCTCTTAAGTTCGCACAGAAACTCTACCAAGAGTTTGCAATAAGACATCCCAATGCCTTCTACTTACGTACAAGGCAAAGAGGGATGCAGAACTGGGATGGTAAGATACATTATATTACCAAGACTGGTCAATTTAAAATAGGTTTACTTCCTTTGATATATGAGAAATGTATTGAGTATGGGATTAAACCTAAAGTTGTAGATATGAGACAACCCTTACCTAAAGTCAGTAAAGTTGTTACGAAGATAGGTAAGTATATTTTAAGACCTGAACAAGAGAAAGCTGTCAAGGCAATAATCAGTAATACCATAGGAGGTAAACCTTTTCAGATTGGTGTTTTAGATTATACGGTTAATGCAGGTAAAACTCTTATCATGTCGTCTTTATATCTATCCTATAAGAAGCAGTTAAAGACTTTGCTAATAACTAATGACTCTGACTGGTTGAATCAAGCTAGAGATGAATTTAAGAAATACCTACCAGGAGAACAGATTACATTTGTTCAAGGTAAAGTATTAAACTGGAGCAATTTTACCATTGGTATGGTTCAATCTATTTCTCGTAACATTAGATTCTATCAGAATGAATTGGCAAAGATAGATATGGTTTTGGTAGATGAGGCTGACCAAGCAGGTAGTAAGCAATATCAGAATGTACTTACTCGTTTATTTAATACCAGAGTTCGTATAGGATTATCTGGTACCATTTATATGAGTAAGCTTGCCAAAGATAAAGTAAAGAACATGAATCTTGAAGTATTCTTTGGTAAAGTACTTGCTGAGTTTAAACTTAAGGATTCCATTAAGAAAGGTTATTCAACTCGTACAATTGTAAAGATGGTACCAAGTAAACCCTGGTATGGTAATTGGGAATCTGAAGAGATATCTTATAAGGAAATATATGATGATTCTATTACCTTCAATAAATATGCCAGAAAGATGGTTTATGACAGACTTAAATGGAATATTAAACAAGGTAGATATCCTGCACTCGTAGTATGTAAATTTATTGCACACTGTGAGAATTTATGCAAATACTTTAAAAAGAAACTAGGAAGCAAATATAATATTGCCTGTGTGCATGTAGATACTCCTTCAAAGATAAGACAACAAATAATGAAAGATTTTAGGGAAGGCAAGATTGATATCCTGGTATCAACTACAATCATTGCTCGAGGTAAAAACTTCCCTAAGCTTAGGTATTTACTTAATGCAGCATCAATGGATAGCCAGGAAAAATCTATTCAGTTCCTGGGTCGTTTGGTTAGAACAGATTCTTCAAAGAAAAAGGTTTACCTTGATGACCTACATTATCCAGGTCCTTATCTTAATAGGCATGGTAAACATAGGAAGCAGTATTATCAAAAACAAGAATTGAAAGTTATTCTGTTAGAGAAGATATGGAAGAATCATCCTATTCATTCTTTATGAGAATACCTTACTTAATCTGTTCTATTAAGTACTATGGATAATTACTTTTTCCGGTAGGAGGAAGTAATTAATCTAATAGAGGGACATAGGGCATTAATCATTAAATTAAAAGATATGGAATTACTAATACTTGTAGTACTGGGAGTGATAATCGGAATACTTTATCTCTATTCATCTCAGTATGATTGCAATGAATACAAATACAGATGTCATCATTGCAAGAAGAAATTCAAGGAGAGCGATATAAAGGATTTAAGAGGTCCTTGGCATACTAAGAATTGGACTTGTCCTCATTGTAAACATCAAAATGTAACACTCAAAAGTTATGATTACTAAGTTATATAAGAAATTCATTGATAAGATAATCGGAGAGGAACAAACTCCTCTCCATGTTTTTAACTGTACTACCCTGGTATGGATATCAGATATACAATCAATCCAGGTAATGGCTAATGAATATAAGGTATATTTTGATTTATCTTTCTGTTCAGGGCTACAGGTTAGAGTACTAACTTATACTGATTCTCGTTACTCACAACACTTGGGTGATATCAGGAAACTATTTATTAATGCAATTGGACATTCCTACTTACCACTGTATGAGTCGGAATTGAAGATTGGAGATTCAGCTATAAGACTAACAGAAAAAAAAATAGATGATTAATTATGGCAAAGAAAAAACAAATGCTTCCCGACTTAACCAAGCAGGATATCCTAACACCCTTGGATATCTCTCAGTTGGGAAGTAATGGAGACCCATGCTTTGGTATTGGGTATGATTTATCCACTAAAGAATGTAAATTATGCGGAGATTCAGAACTGTGTGCATTCAAGATGTCCCAGAACTTGAACATTACAAGGAAAGAATTAGAACAGAAGAATCAATACAAAGATTTGGATGTATTAGAAGACACGGTTGGTATCAAGAAATTCATCCGAAGCTTGATTCGGAAAGGGAAAGACAGAAAAGAAATTATCTCAAAGACAGTTGAGAAATTCGAAGTACCTAAGAAACGTATTAGAGAACTTTATAAAGAATGCAATGGGAAAGGTCAATAAGTTAAGAATGATATGGGCAATGTTTAAGTTATATCTTAACAACCCAAATTATTATGTACGGCAAGATGATGTTCTTGCTGATTTGTTTATGCAGGGTGAATATGACGTAGAAAGATTCTGTCATTCACTCGGAGTAACTCCTCAACGGGGATTAACCTTTGGACAACTTTTAAAAGAATGTAATATATTATGAACAGATTCAGATTTATTAAAGTAAGAGACGTAAAGACTCCATCGAGAGGTAATGCAGGTGATGCAGGTTTAGATTTCTATATCCCAAGAAACTTAGACCCTCAACAATTAATTCAAATCGAGGCAAACCAGTCTCCAAATCATTTTACCCCAGATTTTGTATTGGGAGTAAATACAACTACCAACTTCGTAACTGATATTCAAATCTACCCGGGAGGGAGAATCCTTATCCCATCAGGTATTAAACCTCTTATCGAACCTCAAGAGTCTATGCTCATGGCAGCTAATAAGTCTGGGCTTGCTTCTAAAAGAGGTCTTCTGTATACTGCCGAGATTGTAGATTCTCCTTATGTAGGAGAGATTCATATTGGTATAATCAATCTCAGTCGAGTAATACAGACTCTAAAGGTAGATGAGAAAGCAACCCAATTTATTCATGTACCAATCTATCTCACAGAACTCGAGGAGATTCAATCAGAAGAATTTTATTCTGAGTCTCAAATGTGGGGAACAAGAGGTGAAGGTGGATTTAATTCAACAGGAAGTAAATAAACATGGATATCAGAAATATTAAGGAAACAGTACCTACTTTAGAAGTAGGTACGTATTTACAATCAATGTATTCTCTTTCGTTAGAACAATTAGACGGCTACAGGCAAATAGAAAAGTTACCGGATTACCCAGTTGATATCAATAATCACCAAAATCAGGTAGTTCTTAAGGATTTTATTGCCAGGGTTATCGAAGAACTAATGGAGGGTTATGAATCTACCTCTGAGGTAGTAAAGATATGCCACAAGTGGGGATGGAATATTGACCAGCTAACAGAAGATGAATATACTCAAGTACTTAATCATTTGCAAAATGCCAATGAAGAACAGGGAGATGCTTTGGGATTTCTATTCACTTTGTTCCACTTTGCAAATATACTACCAGAAGACATCTTCTCATGGGGGACGTCTTACGTAGTCGATTACTCTGACTTCAAAGTAAAGGAATTGAAGGACGTAATTACACTGGGTATAGCCATGGTTACAGAAGGTAGTATTGGTTTAGTTAATCGGTTTAATATGATTGATGAAGACCATGAATCTGTAAAAGATTATACTCCTGGGTTTAATACTTTAAGTGAAGCATCTCATGAAGAAGAGAAGGTATTATTATTCAATGTAGTATATGAATTGAATATTGCAAGGAATCTTCTTAAGTGTAGACCCTGGAAACAAACCCAAGTAATGACTAAGGAATTAGACTTTCAGTATTCTTTGGTAAAAGCTTTCTATCTATATATGGGATTCTTGGGATTACAAGGATTTTCAGATGAATCAATCTACAGGTTATTCTTTAAGAAACAAAGACTTAACCTCTGGAGACAAAAAACAAATTACTGATGAGTGGATGGAATAGAAAATTAGAGGGTCTTCAATCGAATACGGAGGAGACCCTCCACTCTTTGGAGTTTGCTACTTCACAAGAGGCATGGGAGAAATTGAACGAGGCTTTCTTAAGATTAGACCCTGTTCTTTTTGATAAAGGTGCTACTGCAAACAGTGGAGTTGCAGTAGCATACAACGTGTTTATAAAAATACGTAAAGCATGGGTAGACCCAGATTTTGATTATGGCCGGTGTTTTAATTACAAAGAAACTAAGTGGACGAGTTTATTGAATAATTATATTGATTTTAATAAGTTAGACCTCTTACGTAGCAAATTAAGAATCCTGAAAAACAAATATAATCAGAATTACAATGTTACGTATATGTTCAACAATCACCATGATAATGGTAAACAATGTTTAATTGCGGCGACTTTTTCGAAGAGATTTCAAGAGGACATTCCGGTTATAACCATGGTTGTTCGAGCCTCCGAGATAACGAAGAGGTTGATATTCGACTTCCTATTGATTCAGCGAATGGCAGAATACGTGTATGGGCCAGAACAGTCGGTACAGATCAACTTATTTGCGACTCAAATGTATGGGAATGTAGAAACACTCTTAATGTACTCGGCTTATAAACCCCTAAAGAAAGTAATCAAGGGTATAGATAATCCTTGGACTAAAAGGGTTAAGGAGGTTTATAAGAAAATCCAAAATGGTACAGAAAAGGAATGGTCTTCCTTTAAGGTATTCTTCCGAAGTTTTAAAGTACTTCGTCCGGACTTATACGAATACCAAGCTTTGTTAGCAAAGGACTTGCTATTAGAATATGAAGATATAGAATATCCAGAAAATGTGATATCCTATTCTCAACGTAAAGCATATAAGAAGAAACTTTTAAAGAAACAAAAGAATGAGAATCTACAGTAATTCTTTTGAGTTAATGTCAGAACTTGGCAGAGAACTCAACAGTTATGGTCAAACTGTAAAACCAAAGACCTATCAGAATCAAGTCATTGAAGGTAAAGAGGGATTCGAAACTAAGGAACTCATTTGCCAACAGTATTGCTTAACTTCACTCGGAGACCCGGTATGGTTATTTGTATTCTCTCATTCAAAAGAATGGGCAGATGCCGAGTTTGATGAAAGAATTGGTTGGTACGAATTAAATCCTGGTAAAGCTTGGGAACTGAGGAAAGATTTATGGGAACAGTTCCTGGTAAATGGTAGATTTGATTATACCTATCCAGAACGTATTTGGAATCAATTATATCTGTATGGTAGTACATCATTTAATTGTGATTCTGCAATGCAATCTGTTATCGAACTACTTAAAAGGGATAATGATACTCGTAAGGCAGTACTCCCTATATTCCATGGTACGGATTTAAGATTTCTCGATGGAAGTAAACGTATTCCATGTTCTATGTATTATGATTTCCTTATCCGTCAGAATGGTAAAGGAGAGAAGGTATTACATATTTGCTATCATCAAAGGAGTTCAGATTTTGTTACTCATTTTGGTAATGATGTATACCTTGCATGGAAACTTATGGAATATGTAGCTAAAGAGGTTGGAGTTAAACCAGGTTACTTATATCATACAATTGATTCTCTTCATTCTTACAAGAAAGATTGGAAATACCTAAATACCAATCTTGAAGATTTACAGGACTCATTCTAATATTAGAGGGGTGTATCTACTACAGGTGGGTATGTCCCTCTTTCTATTTATAATATATGGAAACGAGATATAAGATAATTAAGAATAAAAGAGAACTCAAGAAACTTATTGCTTGTTGCAAAGCAACTGGTTATGCTTGCTGTGACTACGAAACTAATGCTGAACCAATCTATAACAAAAGTTTCAAGCCAACTATTCTCTCGGTATCTTGGATGCCAGGATTTGGTGCTTCTATTCCCTTAGACCATTTCCAAACCAAAGAATATACTTCACCAGGATGGAATTGGAAGAAGATGTTAAGGAAATTTGGGGAAGAGGTTATTGAGAATTATGATATTGTAAAGGTTGCATGGAACTGGAAATTCGATGACCAGATTAATCAAAAGTATCACATCTATTATAGGGGTACTTGCCTTGATGGGATGCTTGCAAAATATGTTCTCAATGAGGAAAAACCTCACGGTCTAAAGGATATGGTTAGAAGATATTTACCTGAATACGGTGATTATGAAAAGCAAGATAAATTCGATAAGATACCATGGGATAAGAAGGAATTAGACCCATTATGTAAATATGGTTGTCAAGATACAGACTTTACATTACGATTAATGATATTCTTTGAGAAGAAGTTAATTGACTTAAAGATGTATTCGGTATTTCGTAATTTATTCATGTGTAATTCTCGGGTATTAACTTCTGTAGAGAAAGAGGGATTATATCTTGATAGAGATTTCAATCAGAAATTGCTTGAGGAATATAAACCAAAAATTGATGCTGCTAGACAGGCAATCTATGATTTACCAAGGGTAAAGAAGTTTACCAAAAAATATAACCAAGGTAAAATTGAAAGATATATCGAATCTATTTACCAAGAACTTGAAGAGTTAGATTATAATGACCCAAAAGACAAACGTAAGATTGATTCAAGACAACAGAAAATATCTAATATTCGTGCAGGGATATTTACTACCAAGAAAGAACAGGAACTTATAAGACCTCTTAATCTTGGTAGTCCAGTTGATTTACCCCAACTCATGTATTCAGATTCTGGTTTTAAATTCCCAGTAATTAAAAATAATGAATCGGGTAAGCCAAGTACCGATGAAGATACTTTGGTTGAATTAAGGTTAACAATAAAAGACCCAGAATCTCCAAAAGCAATATTCCTTGATAAGCTACTTGAATTAAGAGGTTTGCAGAAAATGTATACTACTTATATTGAGGGTTGGCATGAAAAAGTCCAAGATGATTCTCGATTACATGGTAGGTATAATATACATGGTACTGATTCTAATAGATTTAGTTCGGCTGACCCAAATATGCAGCAAATACCAAAGACATCAGTAGACCCAAATATCAAGAAACAATTAGTTGCTCCTCCAGGTTATTTATATATGGCATTCGACTATTCCCAGGCAGAGTTAAGAATGATGGCTCATTTATCTGGAGATGAAACCTATCTGGAAGCATTTGCTAAAGGAGTAGACCCTCACCTTGGTATAGCAGCAGCAAAGTATGGAGTATCCATTGAAGAAGCCAGTAAAGCTTATGAGGATGAAACACATCCGGATTATAAATTATGGAAGGTAAGGAGAAAGCAAGCTAAACAGATTGCTTTTGGACTTATTTATGGAATTGGTAATAAATTGCTAGCAGTTAAACTATCCGACCCAAAAGCGGGTATTATAGTTACACCAGAAGAAGCAGCAAAGGAAATGGAAGTATTCTTTGGTCAACATCCTAAGATTAGGAAGTTTAAAGAGAAACAAGAGAAATTCCTTCGTAAGCATGGGTATTACACTCAATTATTTGGTACTAAACGAAGACTCCCACAAATATATTCAAATGATAAGCAAGAAGTTGCTTATGCAATTCGTTTAGGTCTTAATTTCCCATGTCAGGGTGCTGCAGCAAATATGACCAATTTCGGAGCTATCCTTGTTTATTGGTTAATGAGACAAGGTAAATTACCAATGATGAAAGAAGCTTGTACAGTACATGATGCTGTATATATGTATTCTAAACCTCAAGATATTAACACATGGACTGTATATACAATCTGGAATATCCTACGTAATCCGAGTACGAAAAGGTATTTCGGATTTCAAGTTGATGATGTTGATATGGACATGGACTTTACCATTGGTAGAACTATGGCAGAGGAATTGCCATTTATTCCTGGGTATGATTATCGTAAGATGTTACAACCCGATTTCTCGGTAGAGGAGTATATGGAAGAGCATAAGAAATATAAGCATATTCACATCAAACAGTTTAAAGAAAGATTTAACAAACAAATAAAGAGATATGAAAAAGATTTTGAACGGACCCACCGTATGGCGAGCTAAGTGCCCATACTGTGATTGTGAATTTGAATATGATTATTCAGAAGTAGATTCACATACCTTTGCAGATTGTAAACTTGTAAAATGTCCTGGATGTAATAGGTATTTACATCATAAAGAAAATCCAAAATCACCTACAGAAGTGAAGAAAGAGGATACTATGACAACATAAAATAATAAAATATTATAAACTATGGCAACTGAAGAACAAATAATGAATACAAATAGGCTATCATCTTTAACTTATATGATATCTGCTTGTTTAGAGTTCTCTATCCAAAATCTTAATTATCAATTAGACCAATGTAATCTGAGATTAGTCGGTAGAGATAAGATGGTATTCAATAGAGTAAGGTCTCAGATAGAGCAACTTCAATCGAATCTAAAGTTATTAGAGGATTTAGCCTTTGGAGTAATGAAGGATGAAGATGCAAGGTTAGCTTATGAAGATGCTACCCATATTTATTGGGCTTTGTTTATGACTTTAGTAGATAGAGGAGGGACAGATAATCTATGCGACCTAAGATTCAAGGCTTTAATCGATATAATTGGTAAGTACGAATCTATTCTTCATTTGCCTGGTTTAGATATTGCATATCATTGCGCATTTGCTCAGGTATCTAAAGCAATTCAAGAAGGTAAATATTCAAAAGAAGATTTTAAGAATTTATTGAAAGTACATGAAGACGGAACTGAAGAAACTAAAGGTTAAATTCGAGGGTAATATCATAACCATAGATATTGCTAAGGAATTATCCATTAATGAAAATATCATTAATTCTCAGTTAAGGGAATCTCCTACTAGTTATTATATACTTTGTTCTTTAAGAGATAAGTATATTAAAGAAAGAGATGCTCTAGCAAGGGAAAAGGATGAAGCTTATTCTGCTGCTTGGATATTTATTAAAGAATCTAATGAAAGATTCAATAATGATTACGTTGCTCATAAGGCTAACATATCCCCAAAATATAAATCGATATATCAACGATATTTGAAAGCAGTAGAAAAGGCTAACAAGTATATTACAATATGTAGAGCTTATGAGTCTAGAGAGAATATCTTGAGGACTATTAATGCCAACATGAGGAAGCAACAATAATAACTATAAGTAATTACTAACTTTTAAAACGAATTAAGAATATGAATTATTCATTATCTTTTATCTCTGCTATGGTAGCAGCTCAGTTTGATAATCAATTACCAGGATGTCCAACTGAAAACAGAGTTCTTATTTTATCCCCAAAAGAAGTAAACCAAACTCGGTCCGGGCTTATTATTCCGGAACAGGTAAAAGAGGGAGTTCCTCGTAAGGGAGTTATAGTTAAACTCGGTGAGATTACCGAAGAGTATAGAACTTACCGGGATTTGGTGCAAATAGGTAGAATAGTTACCTATGGTTTGTATGCCGGTAAGGAACTGGAATTTGAAACAGACAAGCTTACCCCAGGCTTACAACAACTTTTGGAAAAGAACACTTTAACGGTGTTGAGTATGAATGAGATAATTTACTCAGAACCAAATAATAACGATTAATATGGCACTTGACAAAAAGAAAAAGAAGAAAGTTTCATCAGATGGACTTTCTACAAAGGAAAAGATGCTAGCTAGAAAGAAACAGTTAGAATCTAAGGGAAATGGAAATGGTTTGGTATTCCCTAAAGAAGGTACTTTACGTATGAGAATCAAATCTCCGGGAGATGACCAGGAATTGGGTATAGAAATTGTTCAGTTCTATCTTGGAGGTAATCTGGGAGGAGTAATATCTCCGGCTACTTTTGATGAACCATGCCCCTTCATGGAAAAATATCAAGAATTGAAAAACTCAAAGGATGAGGATGACAAGGAACTTGCAAAAACTCTCGTACCAAGAAGAAGATACGTTATTGGTGGTCTGGTCTATGCAGACGAAAAGGGAACTAAATTTGATTACGAAGGTAAAGATAAGGGAGTTCTAGTTCCACGCTCTGTTTATCAAGATATTATCGACTTATACCTCGATGAGGATGAAGCTGGTGATATGACAGACCCAAGAAATGGATACGATATCAAAATTATTCGTTCTGGTTCTGGTAAGCTTGATACTACCTATTCTGCTCGGGCTTGTAAACCAACCAAATTGGACAAGAAGTACCAGGGTAATGTAGACCTGGAAGGTATAGTTCGTTCTCAAATTAAATCTTACGATGAACTGGAGGAACTTCTTGCTAAGTTCTTAAATGAAGATCATGGAGGAGACGATGACGAGGATGACAAAC